GGGCTCCAGGTTGCCGCCCAACGGCACCGGGCACGACACCTGCAGCGACACCCGCTCATCGGCGGCGATCTGTCGCAGCGGCAACGTGCTCTGCCGGAACGCGGACGCCTGCGGCACCGAATGGATCCCGGCGCCGCCCGAGACGGTGAAATCGGTCGGCAGGACCGACCCGCCAACGCCGGCGTCGACCCAGGTCTGCCCCGTGTCGCAGGTGCCCCAGTCGGCTGCGGACGTACGGGTGAACGTGTCGAGGGCCTGCTGCACGTAATTCGCCGTGTCGGCAAGGGCCCGGATCGGGATGTTCCGCCGGATCCCCCCATACCACGGTCCGGCGAGGTTACGGGCGACCCACCGGCCGCCCTTGTTGTCCACGACGACCCGCATCCGGGACGGCGGCATCACCGACATGCCGTCGGTACGACCCTGGGTGATCTGGATCTTCCCGATCGCGCGCGCGTACGGGGTCGCGTCCGTCCAGGTCCAGGCGCCCGGGCCCAAGGTCAGGTCCGCGTTGAGAGCGACTTCGAGGGCTCCGGTGATGGTGAGCGCCACCTGGCCCACCTCCGCCGATCATGCAGACGGACAGACCGTGTGGACGAGGTGAGCGCTGCGTGACGCTGCGACACTGGCGCGCGTGAATCCCTCAGATGACATGTCCACCTTGAGCCGCGCGCCGGGCTGGGTGCCGCCCCCGACGCCGCGGCGCCGCGCACGCGGGCGACTGATTGTCGTACTGGTCATCGTCGGCGCCGTCGTGGTAGTCGGTTCGGGCATCGGCGCGGCGTTCGCAGTCAAGGCGTACAACGCCAAGACCACCGCATCCCCGACACCCACCTGGCACTCGGTCTTCGGTGACAACACCGCCGCGGCGAACGCGCCGGCGGCCGAGCCGGCCACGGAGGCTGCGCCAGATCCGAGCTACTTCAATGTGGCCATCGGGACGCCTTTCATGCTAAGCGACCACAGCGGCGGCGCAATGACCGTCACGCTGACCGACGCGAAGGCACAGAAGGAGGGCTGCGACAAGTACGCGGACAAGCCGACGAACGGCGTCTACGTGGTGGTCACGGTCACGCTGGAGGTCACCGCCGGGACAATGCCGATCAACAACCTGTATTTCCTGTGGACCGACCCGAGTGGCAACTCCGACACCTACGCGATCTTCTCCGACTGCAAGGGCGTCCCGGCCGCGGACGTGCCGGCCGGGATCAAGCGGACCGGGCGGCTCGCATTCGACGTGGCTAGCCCGCACGGGGCCGTCGAGTACGACGGCCCCAACGGAACGCCGCTCGGGTCGTGGGTGATCCCGTAGCGCCGCCTACGCGACGACCGACTTGCTGTGGATCTGAAGGTTGCCCTGACGGCTCTGCTCCGCGAGCCAGCCGAGGTGCAGAGCGTCCAGGCCGCTGGTCGGGCCCCTGTACTCGAGCACGAGCGTCCCGGACATGCCCGTGGATGACGGTCCTGCGAAGGATCGCGAGTTGGCCAGCATGCTGCGGCTCTCGGGGGCGCTGAAAACCTGCTCGCGGCCGGACCAGTTGACCAGCTCCGGGCCCTGCTCGCCGGCCCAGCCCCAGCCCGGATCGGGATAGCCTCCCGCTGCGTTGAACTGGACTTTCTTCTTGCTGGTCGGCGGTGCGCCGCCGGAATACAGGTTCCCGCTCTCTTTGCCACCGACGGTGCCGGTGTGGGTGTAGATCGTGATGTCCTTGCGGGGCGGGAGCCCGTTCAGCTGCCGGATCAGGTTGTCGAGGTCGTTGATCGCCGCGGTCAGGCCGTTCATCGCGATGTCGGTGTCGACCTTCTTCGGGATGCCCCGATATTTCCCGACCAGGTCGTCGATTTGAGCGGCCGTGAGCCCGGCCTTGCGTAGCTGCCGCTCCAACGCGGCGGTGTTGTCGTCGTAGATCTTCGCCGCGTCCCCGGCACCCATGCCGGCACTCACCTGCGCCTGATACAACTGCATGTTCGCCTGGACCGCGCCGAGGATGGCCGAGACGTTCTTCTGACCCGCCGCGGTGTTTTCGTTGATCGCGTCTTTGCCTTTGGTGATCGACCCGGCGAGGGTCGTCAGCGACTCGTGCCAGTGCAGAGTTGCCTGATCAAGGCCCATCAGTCCGTTGAAGACCTTGTTCACCATCGCCGCGGCGAGCGTGTCCGCTGAGGCTGTGGCCTTATTCACCTCGGTCGTCAATGCGGCGAAGTCGGGGACGGCCGCGGCGGTGGCTGCGGCGGTGGCGGTGATCGACGTGTGGGCACCGTCCACGCTGCGGGACAGGAGATCCCAAGCGGTGATGCCCAGGGACATCCCGCCGGTCGCGATCGCGGACCCGATCGGGTGGTCGTGGATGAAGCCGTACGCCTTCTCCGCGCCCTCAACAACCTTCCCGAAACCCTCGACGAGGAGAGACACGTCGGTCGTGGTGGCGTGCAGGGCTTGCGCACCACCCTTGGCGCCGTCGGAGATCGAGTTCAGCGCGCGACCGGCGGAGATGCCGAGTTGCGTCAGCCCTTCCGACAGGGCGGTCACCGCAGGGCCTGCCTTGCCGACGAGGTTCGCGACACCATGCTCGATGCCGGTCGCGAATCCCTCGACCCCCTTGACGAGCTCGGGGACGAATTTGACCGCCGGCGCGAACGCCTCCTTGAGGTGCCAGCTCGCGATGAGCGGGCCGATGGTGCGTATCGCGTCGAGGGTGACGCCGGTGAACGGGGCGGTGGCGTCGAGGAAGTCCTTCTTCACGCTGCCCAACGCCGCGGACCAGTCCGCCTTGAAAGCATCCGGGTTGCCCAACACGGCACCGCCGACGCCGAGCCCGGCGATACCAGCACCAGCAACAGCGGCGATAGCGCCACCGATCGAGGCGATGATCGGGATCGCGAGGACTGCGCCGATCCCGGCGCCGATCTGCATCATCTGCGGCGACCCGCCCGCGTCCGAAGCGCCGCCCTCGATGGCGTTGGTGAGGGACTTGCGGAGCTTCGAGAGCGCTGCAACGTCCTTGTTCGTCTGGCCGAGTTTCGCGAAGACGGACACGTCGCCGGTCTTGTTGAACTCGTTGGCCAGGTCCTTCGCGGACTGCCGCAAGTCCTTCAGCTTCTTGTCGACGACATCGAGGGAAGTGTGTTTCCCGCCGACCAGGGCGAGTTTGTCGCCGGTGTCCTGGACCTGGATCCCGAGGAGCTTCAACGAACCGGTGGTGTCTTTCGACTTCGCACCCAGCTTGTCCGTGGAGTCGGCGGTTTTCTTCGCCTCCGCTCCGAGCACCCCGACCTCGGCGCCGGCCTTGACCGAGTCCCGACCGAGCTTGTCGACGTCCCGGTCGAGGGCCTCGACCTTCTTGTCGAGCGCTCCGGTGGCCTTGTCCGCCTCGAGGACCGGGCCGAGGAACCCCGCGACGTCGGCTTCGAGGTTGACCTTGACGGTGCGGGACACGACTCACCGCCTCGGCTTGTGCGGAACGAGGTGCAGGAAGCTGCCCGGTTGTGGCTGGTCGGCGTACGCGTCGTACGAGTAGCCGAACGCGAGGCACCGGAAGCACTGCAGCGGCAGTTCGGCCCGGTATTTGCCCTCGTTCTCGGCCGCTGTCGTGTCGGCGAGAACGCCGTTGCAGGTCGGGCAGAGACTGTCCCGGTGGGTTGCGAGGGCAACCATCCACGCCTGCTGCTGCTCGTCCCATTCGGCTTCGGGCTGCGACAAGTGCTCGCCGTCGTCTGTCCAATGTCGAGTGACCGGCTCCCACCCGCGGAACCGCTTGAGGCTGATGCCGAGGGCTTCGGCGGCCGTCAGCTCGCGGACGAGCGCCGGCGACTCGGCGAGCCGGCCGGCCAGAAAGGGACGTCGACCGTGGTCCGGTTTAGTTTGCCGCAGCGGGTCGTGAGGTCTTCCCACTGGCCGTCAGAGAGCTTTTCGTCGATGAGCAGATCCAGGGTCTGCGCGTCGAGTTCGGGCGCGACGATCGACCGGCGCGCGAGCTCGTTGAAGAAGCCCTCGTAGTCGACGCCGTACCGGACGTCGACCGGCAGGGTGACCCCTTCCGCGTCCTTGCGGGGCGGGTGCTTGTCGACAAGGGCCGCGTACTCCCGCCGTGACAGGGCCTGCAGGACGAGGGTGACGGTGGCTTCTTCCATCTCCTCGCGCAGGGCGTCGATCTCCGACTGGATCTCGATGGCCTGCCCACCGGCGAGTGAATCCGCGTCCCGGACTGTCGCGGCAGCTTTCGCCTCGACGAGCCGCTCGTACTCGTCGACGAGGTCCGGATCCGTGCAGATCCTGTACTCGTCGCGGCGCAACTTCGCCCCGCGGATGAGGTCGGCTTCGCGGCTCACGCGACGGCCGCGCGCAGGTTCGGCGCCGACGTGATCGGTGTCGGCACCTCGTACTTCTGGACGGAGTTCGCGGTCGGCGCCAGGAACTTCGTCTGGCCGCAGGTGACCGGGTAGACCTCGATGGCCTGGCCGCTGGCGTACGCGGTGGTTTCGACGATGCCCCGCCGGATCGTGACGAAGCCCGAGGTGGCACGGGTCAGCGTGCTGAACGGCGTGTCGGCGCCGTACGTCTGCTTCTTGAGCCGCAGCCCGGTCCCGGAAAAGGAGTCCCGGCCGATGGTCTTGGTGTCGAACGTCGACGCGAGCGAGCTGGTGTCGACCTCGGCGGAGGTGGCCTCGTAGCCCATCAGCCCGTCAGCGGTGAGGAACGACTGCAGCCGGATCCCGGCGTTGAGTTCGGCCGCGGTGGGCAGGGCAATGTTGGCGATCGATGATGTGAACGTGACGCACGTATTGCCGTCTGCGAATACGTCGGCCATGGATCAGTCCTCCTTGGACGCCGGTGCGGCGGACGGCCGGTCCGGGACAGCAGAAAGCCCCGCGCTGGGCGGGGCCTGGTCGATCGGGGCGAGGGTCAGATCGGTCTCGGGTGGTGGTCCGTCGCACGGGTTCCAGCCGTTGGCGCGCCAGTACGGGATGTCGGGGAGTTGCGCCCGGTGGCCGGTCTGGTCGTGTTGCATCCACGGGTGTTCGCTGGGGAGCATCGCGGCCTCAGAACTTCACGATGTCGTAGGTGACACCGGTCAGGGCGCCGGAGAACAGGACGGTGGCGACCTGCGTCGTCGGGTTGACCGCGGTGACGGGAATGAGGATGTACCGCACACCCGTGGCCGGGCAGGCGACCGCGGTCACCGTGCCTGGGTTGCCCTGGCTGGTGGTGTTCGGGTCGTTGACGGACACGTTCGTCGCGGTGCCGGTGGTGACGACCCTGATGACACATCCGCCGCCGGGGAAGATGTCGCCCGCCGAGATCGTGTCCGACGCTGTTGGTGTGTAGGGGGCCGGCGTGGTGCCGGCCAGCACCACCGACTGGGCGGCGTTGAGCGTCATGGCTGTCCCTTCAGGACATCGCCCTCAGGCGGTAGGTGACGATGGTGTCGAGGACCGGCTGCCCGGTGGTCTCGTCGGGCTGCGGCGGGGTTTCGTCGCCGTCCATCCGGATGAGTCCGACCGCACCGAACCCGGGGATGGTCGGCGACAGGTCCAGGAGCGCGGTCCGGACGCGTTGAGCGACCGCCCTGGATGCGACAGCGGAGCCGCCGACGCAGTGGCAGATCCACCGGGCGATCCACACGCCGGTGCGGCCGTTGAGCGCGTTGTCGGGATCCTCAGAGGGCCGGGTGAGGCCGGCGTAGACAACGACATAACCGGCGTTGACCTGGGTGCCGGCGGGGACGGGACCGTCGATGACGACGAGCGGCGGCGGTCCGAGGTCGGCGCGGAGCAGGTTCAGGGCCGAGTTGATGATCGCCTGGTCGAGTCCGTCGGTGATGGGCATCAGCCGCCGCCCGGGTCGACCACGGGGCCGCCATCGACCTGTTTGCCCTCGAGCAGCTTCTCGCCGAGGTCTTCCATGTAGCTGTAGAAGTTGTTCTCTTCGAGGTCGAGCGCAGGGCTCAGGTGCGGGATCGGTGCTGAGGTCGGCGAACCGTTTTCGATGATCGAGCCGAGGCCGCCCTGGAGTTTCTCTTTCTCCGGACCGATTTCCGAGGAGACGACGGACCCGGCCGCCTTGACCTCGTATGTGATAGCGCGCGCGTAGTGCGGTAGGTAGCCGCGCTTCGAGCGCTCCTTGATGATCCGCTGCGCTTCGCGCTTGACGTTGAGCGAGCCCTTGCCGCAGATCTTCTTGGCGTCCGGGATCGCGTCTTCGACGGCTTTGCGGAGGTCGGCGCTCAGCTCGCGCAACCCGGTAACCTTGGCACCCATTGATGGCCGCCTAACTCATCAATTCCATGACTTCGAACCGGGCAGCGGTCATGTGGCTCTGCCCCGGCACGGCCCGGACGTGGAACAGTCGGCCGACCAGGGACGGCATCAGCAGCGAGGCGGTGATGGTGAGGATGTCGTCGACGAGCACGCCCGTTGTCGTAGCCGGCAGCGACAGGATCGGGTGCTGGCTGAACTCCTGCGCCTCGCCAACCTTGATCGGCCGGGCCACGGCGACCGGGAGTTTGAGCCGACACTTCCCGGCGTAGATCGTCGAGTAGACCGGCGTGACGACACCGGTGTCCGCGTTGGTGTTGCCCGGCGGGGTGGAGATGTCCCTGGTGATCAGACAGGTATCGACCATCAACGCTTCGGCAGCGATCCGTCCTCGTTGGACAGCGGAGGTGGCAGACATACACCACCCCCACCGTCAGCATGGATCCGTTGTGACTCCCGTATTCGGGCGTTGCGTTATGCCGGTGCTCGGTTCCGGTGTGGTGCCGGAGCTGGGTCGGGGGACGGTGCAGTAGTGCGACGTCCACGCGGTGCGGCGTTGCCGGGCGGCGAGGACGAGGACCCGGCGGGTGCGGCGGCTCGCCGGGACATAGACGGGTGGCGGGATGACGATCTGCGGTGGCACGGGTGTCCGGGACCGGCCGCGGAAGATCCGGGTCAGCCGGGCCCGGGCGCGCGCCCACAGCGGTGGCACGCCTTGCGGGACAGGCGCTGTGGCGGTGTGGCCGCGGCGGAGCAGCGCGGCCCGCTGGATCGCCTGCCGCGTCCGGCTTGTTGACGGGATGAGTTCCTGCGGCGGGACCGTCGAGGTGGCGTGTCCGCGGACGGCCCGGATGCCCTTGAACCGGGTGTGGCCGGCCTGCGGCGGATATGCGGGTGCCGCGACAGCGACCTGGGCGGGGACGACCTGTGCGGTGCGGCCCCGGAAGAGCCGTACGCCGCGGAGCCGGGTCCGGACCGGCTGGAGCGTGTAAGCGGGTGGTGCGACGGCGATCTGATCCGGGATGAACGGTGTCGCGCGGCCGCGGCCGATCCTGATCCCGCGGAGCCGGGTCCGGATTGTCGACGGTGGGTACGCCGGTGCGGCGACGAGGATCTGGTCGGGGATGAACGGGGCTGTGCGGCCCCGAACGGTCCGGATGCCGCGGAGCCGGCTGCGGATGTTCGCCGGCGGGTAGGCGGGTGCGGCCACGGCGACCTGGGCGGGTACGACGGTGACGGTCCGGCCGCGGCGGACCGCGGTGAGGAACCGGGCCCGCGGCCGGACCGGGATCGTCGGCTGGTCGGCTGCAGGCAGGACGAGGGCGGGCCGGCGGCGCAGCAGGATCGGCGGCCGGGCGCGGCGGTCCGGCGGGGCGAACACGGTCCGGTCGACCGGCGGGACGAGCACCGGCCTCGGCCGGCGCTGGACGGGGGCCGGCCGCCGCCGGGCGGGCGGCTGCTGGACGTAGGCGGGCGCCTGGATGGTCTGGCTCGCCGTCCACGGCGGGGAGACGGTGCGGGTGCGGCGGGCCATGGCCGGCATCCGGCACCCGCGCCGCGGCGGTGCCGGCGGCAGGGGGACGGTGAACGGGACGACCTCGACGGCGACGTTGTGGACGACGACCGGGGGGAGGGTGACGGACATCGTCACCGAGGTGCCCTGGACCGCGGTCAGGTACTGCTGGTAGATGGTCCAGATGTTGTCGCCGGAGTCGAAGCCGCCGCCGCTGACGGAGTCGGCAACGACCTGCCCGGCGCCCGCGGTGGTGCTTGCGTTGGAGCCGCCGAGGCCGACCGCCCAGCCCCACGAGTCGGGCGCGGTGGAGACGTAGGTGGCGTTCCCGGCGGCGAACGCGACCGCGCCCGTGTCCGGGACGCCCCGGCCGGACAGGTCGATGATGACCTGCACGGCGAGGGATTTCGCGACCGCGCCCTTGTTGTCGGTGGCTGTGACGACGATCGACCCGGGCGGGGTGAAGGCGCGCGCCTTCCAGATCTCGACGGTGGAGGCGCCGCCGTTGGAGCCGTTGCCGCGGGCGACGAGGGTCCACGTGAGGCCGCCGGTAGACGTGACCGTCAGCTGCTCGTCGAGGGAACCGTTGTTCGCGTCACCGATCGCGAACGCGAGCAACAGCGAGGCCGGCGGGGAGAACGGCGCTGTGTCGGTCGTCGCGGTGAACGAGCGGACCGCGGCGGGTGTCGTGTTGTCGAGGGCGAGGCCCGACGCGGGCGGGGCGACGCAGGTCCGGGTCCGGCGCGGCCGGTACGGGCCCCGCCGGGAGATCTGCGCCGGGGCGGCTTCGGGGCTGAGCAGCAGCAGGAGAGACACGACTCAGCCCCGATCGTCGACGGACCGGGTTAGACGGGGACCTCTACCCAGGTCATCGACCCGATGCCGGTGACCGCGGTCAGGGCGCCGATCGCGATGAAACCGCCCGGGCCGAGGACGATCCGGCCGGCGATGTCGAACGTGGTCGACGGCGAGGAAGGCAAGGCGGCGGCGGTGAAACCACCCATGAGCGTGTCCAGGTAGATCGGGGTCGGGATCGTCGCCGCGGAGTCCGCCTTCCCGGCGGCCGTGAACGAGCTGCCGAGGAGTGCCGACGTGGGCGTGACCGGGGTCGTGTGGGTGACCTGCGCCGTCGCCGAGCTGCCGCCGATGAGGTGGATGCTCGCGATCGCCGCGGGCGCCACCGTCAGGCCGAAGGACACCTCGACGAGGACCAGGTTCCGCACGGAGCCGATCGGATTGGACAGGCACAGCCCGGTGTACGTCGTCGCCAATGCGACCGAGACGGCCTGCGCGCCGGTGTTCGCGGCGAGGAACGTGTTGCCGCGGATGACCTGCTCGGCGTAGCGGGCCTGCAACTCGGTGACGATCCCCTCGCCGGTACGCCCGGCCCGGGATGCGACTACGGCGCCGTCCGTGCCGGTCTGCGGCCCGACGGTCAGATACGCGGATGCGGGCATGTCACAGCTCCAGAATGTCGGCGTCGCTGACGCGTTCTTGGGTCAGGTACGAGAGGTAGGTGTTGATGCGCTTCAGCTCGAGCAGGATCTGCCCGGCGGTGTCCTCGGAGACGAGGATCGCCCCGCTGGACGTGGCGAGGCCGTTGACGCTGATGGCGCCCTGCTGGGCGACGGCCAGGGCGCCGGCGGCGGACACCTGCGCCTGCCGCCACGGGTAGGTGGGGTCGGAGATCGCCGCGTTGTTCCGGGCGGTGTCGCCGAGGGACAGGCCGTTGAGCTGGATCGTGGCGTGCGTCCCGCCCGCGGAGCACACCTGGAACTTGATCGGCAGCGTGTTGACGTCCGGCCCGCTCGCCCCGGTCGTGAAGGAGGCGACCACGTTGTCGAGCGAGTCGATCGCCCAGAATGTGAGGTCACCGCGGGTGTACATGTAGTACTTGTGGGCGGCCGAGTCGGTCGGCTGGACCGAAGACAGCGCGGTGGAGAAGTTGCGGGCGCCGGACGCGAACGTCACCGCGTACAACCCGCCGTCGGTGCGGATCTCCCACCCGACCGCGTTGGTCAACGGCGCGGCCGTGGTCGGGGATCCCGGTGTGGTGCCGAGGCCCCAGAAGCGATGCGCGGTCGTCACGACCGGGAACTCGATGTTGAGCCGCATCTGGACCAGGTCCCAGCCGGGCTCGTCCGGTATGAAGCTCGGCTGCGACTCCAGGACGCTGAACGACCCGTTGGTGGTGCCTCCATCGAGGACGGTCGCGCCCACTGTGGACGTCGCCGCGATCCCGGTCCCGCCGGTGAGTGGCGTCCGCCACCGGTTGACGGTGTCGAGGCCGGTGTCGAACGTGTCGAGGAACTGCTGCGTCGGGTCGAATGCGACCCGCATCTGGCCGCCGGCGAAGACGGTCGTCACGTTGGCCTGCGTGACCGGGTCGCCGATCGTCATCGCCTGCCGGCGGTTGCCGCCCGCCATGCTGTAGGCGTCGACGTTGACCCCGGACGTGATCGGGATGCTCGTGTTCGGCATGGGTCACGCCCCCGTCGTCAGGTGGCGCATCCCCACGCGAGGATGTACGCGGCGTCGCCGGACAGTCCGGCCGGCATCGTGATCGTGGTGCTCGCGGAGACGGAGGCGACCGCTTGGCTGGACGCTGTCGCGGCCATCATGATGGCCCGCTTGATCAGGGAGAAGTCGGCGGCGAAGTCGAACGTGTCGCCGGTCGTGACGTTGCGGACCGCGTACAGGGCGACCCGGTCCGCGTCGCCCGCCTCGTAGAGCTGTTTGACCTGCTGTGCCGACAGGCTTGCCACCCGGTCAGACCTCGATCTCGACGTTGATCCGGATCTGGTGCGACGCCGGCAGCGTGTTGTCCATGTTCACGAACGCGAGCCCGTTGGCGGTGCCGATCGCGCAGACGAGCTCGTCGACGTACTCGTACAGCGTCTCGATCGACGACTGTGTGTTGTACGGGATGACGGTGATCGGGTTCGCGGCGAGGGTCGGGCCGGTGGTGCCGATCGTCGTCGCCGTGATCGCGAAGATGCCGGCCGTCGGGTCGGTCTGCGGGGTCCAGATCTCCAGGGGCTGGCCGAGGACGGCGGCGGCGATGCCGGTGCCGGCAGGGGCGACCGTCTGGCGGAAGACGCCGACGCCGATCTGCTGCGACGTCGGGACGGAGTTCGGGGTCTTGGTGCCGACCATGATGCGCCGGATGCGGAACCCGGAGGTCGCGGAGCCACCCCAGTAGCCCATGTAGCCGTTGACGGTGGTCGTGGCGTTGACGCCGGACAGCTGTTGCGCCTGCGAGAGCAGGGTTGCGCCGTAGCGGGCCATTCAGGTGCTCCCTATCGGGTGGGCATGACGGATCGCCCGAGCACCCGGCCCGGGGACGTGTGAGGTGGTTCAGGCGACGAGTGCGCCCGCGTAGTAGTCGGCGAGGATCGTCGCTGCGGGGCTGAGCATGACGCCGCCGGCGTTCGGCGCTGAGCTGATCGAGTAGTCGTCGATCGACTCGGACTTCGTGGTGAGGTCCGGGTTGATGTACGCCGCGGCCGCGGACTCGAGCACGGCGCCTTTGACGTCGTCGGGGACGGTGAGGTAGCCGTGCGTGTAGTCGATTTCGACGAGGTCTGGCGGGAAGGACTGGTACCGGCCGAAACCCGTACGGCGGTAGATCGACGGCGGGATCACCGAATATTCGGTGGTGGCGAGGATCTGCGGGCTTCCGCCGAACACGGTGATCCGTACCTGCTGTACGGCGATCAACGGCTGGAACGGCAACACGATCTCGAACGCGCACCGGCCGGGCTGGCTGCATGTCGTCGCCGTCGACTCGAACCGGGTGTGCGCTCTACGTGCGAACAGCTCACTGACCACCTGGATCGCGAGGGTCGCCGTCGAGGTGTCGACGTCCTGCTTCAGGAAGCTCGCGAGTTCGGCGACCGTGCAGTACATGACAGCCACCGGCTCACCCGACCTTCCCGAGCATGACCGACTTGATGTGCCCGATCTGGATGCCGGTGTGGACATAGATCGGGAGTCCTGCGGAGGCGGCGCGGAGGCAGAACGTCATGTCCTCACCCATCAGGGCGAGGGGTGCGACGGCGGTCTCCCGGAACCACGGCGCGGCCTTGTCCTCGGTGTTCGCGGCGATCTTCCGCAGCGCCCGCCGGTGCATGAGGAGGAACGCGGCCCCGGTCGCGGAGACCCGCTGGAGGCCGTCCTCCGGCCACGTCGTGTACCGCACGAACGCGACGCTGCCGTTGTCGTTCTCGCCGAGTTCGTACATGACCGGGTATGCGTCTGCGCCGTCCTGGGAGAAGCACAGCCCGCCGACGATGGGCCGGTTGTTCGGGTCGGCGGCGGCGATGAGCCGGTCGAGGGCGTCGGACGACCAGACCATGTCGGTGTCGACCATCAGCAGCCACGGAGCCCGCTGTCGCTCGAGGAAGTCGTCGACGACCCGGTTCCGGGCGGTGGAGATGTTCGGCCCGGACGCCAGCATCAACACCGAGTCGAGCGGGGTCTTGCCCTCCATCGCGGTCGCGAGCAGCGACGCGCAGAACTCGGCCCGGACGACCCCGGGGTGGACGCACCCGATGACGGCGTGGTCAGCCACCGGGCTCGACGTTGGTGTCCCATCCGGCCGCGAAGCCGGCGTCGATGTCGTAGCCCTCGACGGCGAAGCCCTGCGGCGACTGCAGGAGCGTCTCCGTCGCCGCCTGCCGCGGGCCGCCGGGCGCGGTGAGCGCGGTCGCGGCGTGGAACGCCCCGGACACGTCGCCCTGCGGCGCCTGGATGTCGGTGTTCTGGACGGGTACCGCATCGTAGAGGCCCGGCGCGGACGGCGAATCGCTCGGCGTGATCATGTGCGCTCCTCGAAGGGATGCCCGGCGCCGTCGCCGCCGGTGGTGAGACTGTGGTCGGACACCACGTCGGGCAGTGTCAGGCCGACACCGATCGTCGAGCCCTGCCCGTGGGTCTGCTGCATGTGGACGGCGTACCGGGCCTCGGCCCCAGCCTGCGCCTCGGCGACGGACCCGGCAACGTCGTCACCGAGGGAGCCGCCCGACGCGTGGAACGCGATGTCCTGCGGCATGCCGGGCGTGTACGGGGCCTGAATGTCCCAGGTGGACGCCGGCATCTGCTCCGGGGTTGTCGGCGAGTTGTCCGCAGGCGTGATCATGCAGCCCTCCGACCTCGGGTCGTCTTCGGCGGCTCGGGCTCCTCGCCGTAGTTCATCCGGGTGAAGAGACCACCGCCGTTGGCCAGGTCGTGCCGGACGACCTCGTCGGTGTCTGCCAGCACGTCACCCTTGTTGACCCGGCGTGGCGTGCCGTCCAGCTCGATGACGAACGTGTCTTCTGCCCTGTGCATCGAGGCTCCTATGTGGACGGGTAGGCCGCGAGGTACGCGGCCAGCTGCGGCGAGATCTGGGTGCCGGTCACGAGTTGGGCGGCGGACCAGTACGACGCGGGGGTTTCCAGGAACGCCTGCGACGTGACCGAGTCGCGCGTAGAGCCCTGGATGATCGTCTCCTCGTGTCCGGAGACGGTGTTCTTGTAGACGAACTGCTGCAGGGCGAACATCGCGACCATCGGCCGGGTCCTCTCAAGACGGCGAGGGACGGCCCGTGGCCGTCCCTCGCGCCGTTGAACGTTCTGGCGGTTACTTGCCCTTCATGACCCGGAAGGCGTTGGTGGTGCTGATCTGTGACCCGAATCGCCAGAACATGAACCAGCCAGCCTGGCCTGTGGGGCGGCCCGTGGCCGTGTCCTTGACCAAGGGTTCGTAGATCATGCTCACCCCGACACGATCACAGATGATGAACTGGGCGAAGTCTCCGTAGATGGCCTCGAGCGCGCCGACGGCGACGGTCGCGTCCATCGTCGTGCTTTCGTAGATCGGTGCGCCGAGCAGCGTCGCCGGCTGGCCCTTGCCGAGGTTCGTCCAGAAGGACGAGCCGCCGGCGGTGTCGAGCTGCCGGAAGCGGTTGATCTGGGCGACGTTCGCGACCCAGGCCGCGCCGGGCGCGTTGCGGAACCGGGCCGGCAGGACCTGCTGGGTGGCGTAGACGTCGCCGACCGCCACGACCAGGGTGGTGGCGGTGGTGACGACGACCGTCGCCGCGGGGATGACACCCTGGACGTTCGGCGGGGTGCCGTTGCCGGTGGCGAGCTGCGACTCCTCCAGTCGGTCCTTGGCGTCGGCGAGGAGCACCGGGAGTTGCTGGCCGAAGTCGGTGTCTTCGAGGACCTCGTAGGAGCCGAAGATCCATGCGTTGGCCTTCTGCGGCGTGATCACGATGTTCGCGACGGTCGGGGTCGCGTCCGCGACCACCGTGCCTTCACCGATCATCCCCGCGGTGACACCCGCGGAGTTGACGCCGTTCCACGTGTTGCTCGTGGTCTGCACGACCCGGGAGATGCGCCGCCACGGGTTCGCGCTCGACGCGTTCGTGAGGATGATGCTCGGGTCCAGCACGAACGGCAGCAGGTAGCCGCCGTTGGCGAGGGTCAGGGACAGCGCGGCACGGTTGCTGTGGCCCTGCGGGTCCCTCATGTAGTTCTGGAACGCCTCCAGGTACTCCGGGGAGCCGGTCTCCAGGATGTGCTGCGCGACCTTCGACTGGCCGGTGAACTGGCCCTGCGCCATCCGGGTCGCAGTCTCCGCGTAGTCGTGCGCGAGGTCGCCGCGGCGGGAGGCCATCTCGATCGCGTCGAGCGCCCGGCCGCGGACCTCGGTCGGCTCGACCATGTTGCGCCGGACCCGATCGATGTCCCGGAACGGGTCCTGGCCGATGACGTTGCGGGTGACCAGGTCCGGGGTGCGGTTGTCCGCGGTGGTGTGCTCGACCTTCGCCGGGTCGGCGGCGGCGTGCATGACCCGCTCCAGGTCCCGGGCGCGCTTGCGGAGCTTCTCGACCATCGGGTTGAGGTCGTCGAACTCCGCGATCAGCGTCGTCTGCCACGACAGGTCGTCGTCGGCCGGCTCCGGGATCGCCGAGATCGCCGCGAGTTCGGAGCGGATCGCGTCCTGCCGACGATCCATCAGTTGCAGGGTCGGGTACTGGTCGCGCAGCGCTTGCTGGCGAGCGCGCTGCGCCTCGTCCACCTCGGGTGCGTCGCGGGTGGTGGTCTCGGCAGCGCCCTGGACAAGCCAGATCGGTGCGCCGCTCTTGCGATAGCCGATGATCTTCGGCTGGCGGTCGATGTTCAACGTTGACTCCCGTACTTCTGGAGGAACGCGGACCGCTGGGCGGCGAGTTCCTCCTTGACTGACCGGCCGGAGCGCACCGTGTGCGAGTCCTCGGGCGGCGAGTCCCGGTGTTCGGGAGCGCCGGAGAGCTGCGGCAAGTCGCCCGGGTCGTAGGCCGGGAGAGTGCCGCCGCTGCGCAGTAGTTCCGTGATGCGGTCGAGCTGCTCGGTGATGTGTTCGGCGCGGACGCCGACGATCGCCGCTTCCTGGTAAGCGGGAAACGGTGTCGGCCCGTACTCCCGCAGTGTGCTTTCGGTCCGCCGGACGGTCGGGAGGTTCCCGCGTCGGTCCTGGCGGAACCCGCCGCGTGGCGGCATCGGGTCCGAACGGTCGAAACGTCCGGAGAACGAATAGGCGGACAGCGATCCCTCGTTGATTGATTCGAGGATCCGGTCGATGTCCGCGCCCCGCTGGTACCGGGTGCGGGTGAACAGGCCGTGGCCGTCCGCCTTGATCTCCAGCGGGACACCGATCGGCATGCTGTTGCGGTCCGACGGCGTGCCGTGCAACGTCATGCCGTGGTTGTAGAAGACGCCGACCTTCCACGAGCTCCGCCCGCCGGACGGGGCGAGCTTCGGCAGGATCCGGTCGAACGCGTGCGGGTCGATGACCTCGATGTAGTCGCCGTCCTGGTCGTGGATCGGCGTCGGCGTGTCGAAGACGGTCGCGTAGGCGTCGACGGTGCGGCCGTCGCCGCCGGCCCGGATCGAGACGTCCGACAGGGGGAAGCTGCGCACGAACGGCAGCGATGCGAACTCGGGCATCTCACCCCGACCTTCCATCTTGGCGTGTGTCGCCGGGTAGTAGCCGAGGGCGGCGTGGTGGGCGAGGTTGCAGTAGCCCTGCGGGTCGCTGATGTGCTTCCCGAGCTCGCCGACGCACCGCTCGAAGTCCCCGGGTGCGCCCCAGGCGATCTTCGCGGCGCCTTCGCCGTGCACCCAGTACTCGTGGAGGCGTTCGGTGTCGCCTTCGTGGGCGGTCTGTATGCCGCGGTGCTGGGAATGCGGGCGGGGGTGCGGAGGTGGGAGCGCCTTGAGGGTCGCGATCTGGCCGAAGAACGCCGGGGAGACCTGGCCGTCCGCCTTCACCCCAAGCCGGGTCTGCAACGCCTTGATCGACGAGGTGGTCAGCGGCCCCAACCGGCCGTCGATCTTCAACGGCTTGCCGTGGCTGTCGGTCAGGCCGAGCTTGTTCAGGGCGGTCTGGAGTTGCTTGACGTTCGGGTCGCCGCCCTTCACGCCGTACCCGGCGCCCGTGTTCGTCTTCGGGTTGTAGGCCAGAGTGTGGTGCGGCGGACCCGTATGGGCCGCGTGGTGCGCCGCCGGATGGGTTCCGGTGTGGCCGTGACCGCTGGCTGGCTTCGCGGAGCCGCCACCCCCGGCACTCCCGAACTGGCCGCCCGTCGACGAGCCGGCAGCGACATGGACCGTGTTGAAGCGCTCGGCGTCAGCCACCACGCACCTCCTCAAAAGACTGGGAATGCGTGGGAGTGCGGAGAGCTAGGCGCTGTAGTCGAGTTGGCCTTGGATGTCGCCGAGGTGTGTCAGCAGGTCGCCGTGGCCGCTAGCGCGGCCCGTGCTTTTGGAGTCTCCACCGCCGGCGGTTCGGTCGCGGGTGGCACGGCAGGCGTACCGCCGGCCGGGGGTGGTCAGGCGGACGCCTGCAGCTGGACGGACACCCAGTTCGGGTCCTCGACGAGGAGCGTCATGTCCTGCGCGACGACCGCGCTGATCGAGGAGTCGCGGGTGAAGCCGCCGGTCGCCAGGGAGACGATCGTGGAGGCCATGTTCTGCTGGATCTCGACGGCGTCCTTCGCGTCCTCGCGTAGGAACGGAATGTCCCGCTTGTCGATGACGAGTTGCGCGCCCGGCGGTGGCGGGACGAGCGTCGACAGCGAGGCGGACACGTTTCGCCACAGGGTGTTGAGCGTGCCCTCGGAGAACAGCCGGCGTGCCTGGCCGAAGTTGCCCGCGTTCAGCGACGAGCCGGCAAGGCCTTCGGATAACCCGACGATTACCGGGTGGACGCCGGCGGCCGCCGCGATCCGCGTCTCACCCGCGCCCTGCGTGACCTTGAAGTCCAACTGCTTCAGGTCGGCTCCGACGACGGTCGCATCCGCTCCGCCGCCGAGGTACAGAGTCTTGTACGCGTTCTGGGCGCCCTTGTGCGCGAGGTCCATCGTCTTCTGGAACGCTTCGAACTTCTCCTGCTTCATGTCCTTGAAGGACACGATCGTCTGGAGGGTGGCGCCGTTCTCGAAGAACGCCAACTTGTGCACGGTCGCTGCGGTATCGGCCTGGATCTCCCGGATGACCGGGGTCAGCCAGGACATGCCGCGGTAGTGCGCGATCGGGTCCGGGACCGGCGCGAAGTGCGAAACCTCGTCGGGGAGCAGGAAGATCGGCGGCCGGTCCGACATCCACCCGCCGGGGAAGTACCCATAGCCGAGCAGCTCCGCATCCAGATCGTCGGGCAGGACGGACGGGTCGTCGTGGGAACCCATGACGATCGTCACCCAGTCCGGGCGCATCCGCCGCAGGTGGCCGTTGCGGATCGTGAAGAACGCGTTCCCGGCCAGGTCGGCGTCCTGCAGGTTCCGGGTGAGGAGGTCGCCGGTGGTGCCGTTCGGCCACGGGGTCTCGAGCAGGCTCAGGGACTGGTCGCCGAACAGGTCTCCCGGGCGGCCGTTCCTCAACCTCTGGTACTGGAACCGGCCGTCGGAGAACACACCCAACCGGGCGCGCATGCACGCGAAGATGATCCCGTTGCGCTTGTAGGCGCCCTGGACCATCCCCACGAAGTTCGATTCGATGCGTTCGGCCTGCGCGCCGGCCTGGCCGGGCAGCCCCGTGTACGTCGTCCCGCCGAAGCTGAAGCTGAAGTCGAGCGGGTCTGCACCTGCGTAGTCGGCGCCGTCATAGCGTTGGGTCGTAGCGCCGGACCGGCGAAACAGCGACTGCAGGAGGTTCACCCGTAACCTCCTCGACGTCGGTAAGCAGCAGGAACGAGGCGGCCGTGATGATCCCGGCGGTGATGAGGGCTGCCGCGAGGCCTTTGGCGACCCAGGCGCCGGCAACGACCAGGCCGACGCCGAGGACGTAGCCGAGCAGGGCGCGCCGGCGGCGGGTCAGGCGAATATGGCCCACGGCTCGTTGTCCTCCTCCTCCAGGGCTCCGTCTTCGATGGCCTGCCCGCGGGCCGCCTCGGCGAGGAGCCCGGCGACGAGAGCGTCGATGTGGCCCTTGTCGCGTTTCGGGATGACCCGCAGATAGTGGTGCGTCGCCGACGGGTCCTCTTCGGGGCGGGGTGCGCGTTTCCGGCCGCGGGCGATCGCGGCCTGCATCGCGTGCGCGCGCAGGGTCTCGTCGCCGTCGTGGGTGAGCCCGCGGGCGAGGACCGTTTGGAAGCGGACGATCGCGTCGTCCATGCGTTTCTCGACGTTGGTGGGGAACTCGACGATCCGGTCCGGCCAGCGTGCTGCCCAGACGTCGAAGTACTCCTGCCACCGGTAGGGGTCGCCGAAGAAGTAGCGGACGTCGTACGCGTCGAACGCGTTCTGCAGGGTCTGGTCGACCTCGATCCGGGGGACCTTGTGGTCGGGATGCGCGGCCGGGTCCCAGGTTTTCAGGTGGAACCAGCGGCCGTCGACGATCCGGGACGCGACGAGGGATGTGCAGTCCTGGGAGCGGGACCCGTCGAAGCCGATCGCGATCATCTCGCCCGGCTGGAGGTCGTGGTCGCGGACGAGCGCATCCCAGCGGGTGGCGTCGACCGCGTCCGAGACGCCGACGACGATCAGGTTGAAGAAGTAGCGCAACGCGTCCGGCCAGGTCGGGCAGACCCCGGGGTCGTGGGCGTCGGTGAGAACCCGCTCGCGGTCGACCCACCAGCTGTCGCCGTACACGATTTCGAGGAGCGCCAGGCAGTCCTCGTCGTCGGACTCGTCCGGCTGTCGCGGCGGCGGCCGGTAGTCGACGACGACGTCCGTGGCCTTGTGCTCGTGGGTGCGCTGCGCGACCGACTTCTGCGACGGGTCGTACGCGTTCGTCGTCTCCAGCCAGCGGCCGGACATGCCGCCGATGTTCCGCTTCATCGTGCTCGCGAGGAGCACGCCGCCGTTGGACTCGACGAACAGGTGGGTCTCGTCGAACACGGCGAAGGTGAGGCGGGCACCGAGTCGGGCGCGGCCGGCCGAGGTCCGGGGTTCGATCTTCCCGCCCGAGGGCAGGTTGATGTCCTCGACGCCGATGTCGACACCGGGAATGTCGGCGACCGCGCCGCGGCGGGCCATCTCGTAGACGCACAGCCACGTGTTGTCGGTCTGCTCCTCGGAGGTGGCGACGATCTGGATCCACGGCGTCGGGTGCGCGATGCCGAGCGGCTCGCCGTCCTCGTCCCAGCCGTCGAACCGGACTGGGCCGAAGGCCTCGGCGAGGCAGATCGCCGCGGCGAACGGGCCCTTGCCCCACTTCTGCGGCCGCATCAGGAGGCCGCCGCGGTTATGGAATGCGGCCGAGGGCCGGTCCGGAAGCCGGCGGGCGTGCGGCTTCAGGCGGTAGAACCGGAACAGGAACAGCCACATCTCGTCGGTGAGCTTGTACGGCTCGCCCTGGTGGTTGCCGTCAGGGATGACGCAGTTCTCTTCGATCCACTCGCCGACCGCGTAGCCGAGGGTCGGATATTCGCCCTCGACCTCGGGGCCACGCCACGGCACCTACTCGACCGCCCGCAGCCGGGGCCGGTCCTGCCGCTTCGGGGCCCGCTGCTCGGCGAGCTCGTCGGCGACGACTTCCCAGCGCAGCCGCAGCATCGACATCGGGGTGAGGCCGAGCCGGTCCTCCAACTGGCGGACTTCGGCGAGGTGCGACGGCTTGGCCGTGCGGGACTCGCCGACGATCAGGGCCCGGACGTACCGGGCGACGGTCCGGGCGACGTTCATCTGCGACCAGGCGGCGGCCTGCGGCAGGCGCCAGAGTTCTTCCCACGCGTCGAGCTCGTCGCCGTCCGGGTCGCCGATCGGCCAGTCGGGGGCCGGGCCGGCGAAGCCCTTCGCGGGGAGTTGGGTGGTGTTCGGTCGGGCGTTGCGGCGGCGCGGGTTCGAGGAGGGCGCAGGACCGGGCATCGACGATCACCGACCCTCACGCTGTGTAGCTCACGCTGAGTGTTGGTATTCAGATCGGTCGACAGTTACGTTCCGCTACGTGACTACGCTGTGTCAAGATCCACTTTCCTGGATCCCGTACACGGCGCGAGCCTTGTGGCCCGGGGTCCTGGGCGTTGATCGAGCGCACGTCGCGGACGTGCCCCCCCTACCCTCTGTTACATCGCCTCATTACGCTATGCAATATCAATCTAATTGATCATGCATCGTAGTCACTCATAGTGAGGGCTATCCGATCAGTGCTAGCTGCTGCGTGCCACGCGAACCCTTGCGCCAGTTGCACTCGAAGTGGGCCAGCTGCACATTGGCCCGCACGTCGTGCCCATCCTCAGCAAGCGGGACTACGTGGTCAATGGTGGGCGCTCTGGGATGAGGCACCGCCCTCGTCATAGCCACCCGCTTGTGGCACAGCCCGCACATGTAGCGGTCCCGGAGTGCTATCTCCGCCATCGTGTAGGGCTCGGTCGTCACGCCTCGCTTGCGCATCTTGCGCGCACGACGCGCTCGACGCTTCTCCGCCCGTTCGGCAGCCACCCGGCAGGGGTCACACACGCGCCTGCGCATGGGCTTGCTGGCACCACACCGATGACAGCGATCCGCATCATCGGGCGTCTTGCCGTACCGAGCCAAGCCCTGCCGGCGGATAGCCAGGTCGGCGCAGGGCTGCGAGCAGTAGCGCCATCTTGGCCCGACGTAGCTCACGCCACACTCGAAGCACGTACGCACCCGCTCCACCATGGCGAGGTCCCGCTGAGCCAGTCGCGCCGCGGCACGGACAGCACGCTCGGGATCTCGGCGCCTATTCGCGGCGGCCCGCTCTTTGCATGGTCTGGAGCAGTAGCGCTGCACGGGGTGATGGTTCGACTTGGGCGTGAACTCGCCGTCACAGTTCGGGCATATGCTGGCCATGTCAGCCTCTTGTCTAGGTTGACCACGCCCCGGGTCGATGTCCGTCGACGCCGGGGTCCTTCCATCTCATGATATCGAGTCGCGTGCACCGCGGTTGCAAGCCGCGTGCTCGATCCGGTCGGCGCGCGAGTTCCGGTCAACCATCAGCGGCACCGTGTGGCCCAGGTCCAGGGCTTGACCTCGGACCATGAGCTCACCGCAGCGCGGGCACGGCCGACCATAGGCCAGCGGCAGGAGCCTTACACGAGTGCGCTGGTGCTCGACGTCGTAGCCGCGGCGGGTCGCCGAACCGCGGGCGCGTTCCCTCACCTGCTGGCAGGCCGGGCAGCGTGAGCCTGGCCCATCAGTCAGACGGCCGCACGGCTTACCCGGACGGCCGAGGCAGGGACGTAGTGCCATGGCTCAGTCCGCCCGCGACCATTGGAAGCGTGCCGCGTCGAATACTCCATGCAAGGTCACGGCGTGCCAGCGGGAGTCGCACCGCGAGCAGGTGTACGTCATCCTCGGCAAGGCGTCAGGCCGGCGGTCGTGACGACCGAGTAGGCAACGGATCGCGACCATGGCCTACACCGCAGCTGGTACGTCGCGGTGCACCGACGACCCCGGTGGAGGTGGTGGAGGAGACTTCGGGCGCGTGTCGTCCAGCGGATCGATCTGCCGACGGGTCAGGTCTACGCGGGTCATGGTCACCTCCGGATCAGGCGAGCAAAGCGACGAACGCGCCGACGGCGAGCAGCAGGAAGGCCACGGCGACTCCGCAGCCGCCGCCTTTTCCCGAAGTCCGCGGACCACGACCAGCAGGACCGCGGGGGCCTCGACCGGCAGGACCCGACGGGCCCCGCTTGCCGAACTCGACCATGGACACTCCTCCGAGCTGTATTCAGTTGACCCTGGTGAGGTTCAGCGACCGCAGGACGAGCACGGCGGGCGATCCGTGCGCACCACCGCGAGGAGCTCGCCGGTCGGCGACCGGAGCATGTGGACTGCGGGGTCGTGGGCGTCGCGGAGCATCTCCGTCGGATCCGGCAGGCCCGCAGCCCGGGTGATCGGGGTGAGGTGCTCGACCCAGAAACGCTCGGTACCCAGCTCGGCCAGGGTGACGTGGAGCGTCGGGACGGTGCTCACGACGGTCACCTCAGCCAGGTCTGGACGTCGGCGTCCGGCTGCACGACCACCGGGACCGTCACCGAATGAGTGAGGCAGCGCGTGTCGTCCGCTGGGTCGATCTGCCGCCGGCCCGCTGCGTTCAGGGTATGGACGTCGATGGTCAGCTGCCCGTTCGCGACCGTCGGCCGCGCGAGGATCGGTACGTGCTTCCCGTCGACGCCGTTGCTGGCCAGCCAGGCCAGGAGCTTCTCCCGGAACGCTGAGTCGAGGTAGACCCGCTCGGCGACGTCCATGGGTGACCTCCGGTCAGGCAGCAGCAGTGATGGTCCGGCGGGCGCGTTCGCGGGTCGCGTGCTCAGCGCGTGCGACGTCGAGCGGGCGCAGCCGGCGACCATCGGCAGCGTCCGGGCGGGCGACCTTCAGGTGGCCGCGTTCGATCCACTTTCGGATCGTCGCGGGCTTCACCATGGCGTGCCTCGCCGCGGTCGCGACGTCCCACAGCTCGTCCAGGTCGAGATCCATGGTGACCTCCAGACGCGACGAAGCCGTCAACACCTGATTTTGGGCAGGGTCAACGGCTGCGCCCATCGTGACGCGTCACGGTGATCTTTGCAAGTACGCCAGTCTAGGAGTCGCGTCCGACACTTTCCGGCGCCCCGGTGTGTGGGCTCTCCACCAGCTCGACGTGCGCCTCCGTCTCGCCCTCGACGAGCCGCGGCACCAAGATGAACGGCATCTCCCACACCAGCCCGCACGGGCAGCGCACCGTGTACGCGAACTCGGCGTCGGCATGGGTGTGCCGACCGCAGGTGCAGTGGAAGTCGAAGTAGGCGTCCGTGCTCTTCCACTGGATGAAGGCGTACGGCGGCGGTACGGGGCCGTAGTCGAAGCCCGTCATGGTGTTGCCGCCGCATCACGGCGAGCCTGGGCGTAGCCACGAGCCATGTCCCGCACCGGAGCTGGGACGTCCAGCAGCGCAGTCGCCAGACACTCAGTACCTGGCGGGATCTTGCTGTGCTCGTCCTCGTAGCGCTCTACAGCGGCAACGAGGGCTAGGAGCCATCCGGGGTGATCCATGGTCAGTCTCCCTTGCGGCGCCGGGCGGCCGGCAGCAGCCCGCGCAGCCGCGCCTCTCGGATCCAGCTATGTACGGTCGGAACGGGCACACCCGCGATCTCGGCCATGTACGCACCCGGGTGCGGCGAGCGCGCCGCGTGGCACCGCCAGTGCGCCGCGACGATCGCCGAGAAGGCTGCCGGGTCCATGCCGGGCGCGCGCACCAGCGCCGGCAGGTTGTCGACCTCGCCGCCCGCGCCGTTGGCGATGGCTTCGATACGGGACAGCGGTATCCCGTGGAGTGCGTCCGCCGTGATGGCGTTGGCCTCGATCTTCAGCCCGCAGACGATCAGCCGCCCGGTCCGGTCGCGGCGGTAGCGCGCCCAGAGTCCGACCTGACCGTCGACCGGGATCCAATCGGTGGGCTCTTCCTCAGCCATGCGTTGCCTCCGGTATCCATGAGGGGGCGCTCGATGCTCGCGGGCGCCAATGCTCGGCGTAGTCCGGATGCCCGGCATACGGCAGGGCCAGGAACAGCAGGACGTCGTCCATGGCCGAGGAGTAGTTGTCGTCGAGCCGTGACATCTCCAGGATCCGGCGCTTCGCCTCGACGTCTCTGAGTACCCGAGCAGGGCCGAGGCGTTGCCGAAATGCGTTCGCAGCGAAGAATTCCGCCATGCCTTCTACCTCGATCCCGAACGGCCAGTCGCTGTCCAGCGCGCTCGCGTCCTCGGCGATCTTCTGGTCATCTGCTAGGCGGGCCTTTATGAACTCGCGGAGCTCCACCGTCAGTCCTCCTTCACGATCTCGGCGAAGGCGATGAACTTCCGCGCCATCGCCACCGGATCCCGCTGCTGCTCATTCGCCACCATCACGACCGCCGCCGCCTTCTCCGGGTCCCAACCCGCATCGGCGAGCAGCCTCAGGGCTTCGCCGGAGACCCGATAGCCCTGGCGCTCGCAAAGGCGATGGAAGGCGTACCCGTCCTCGCGGAGCTCCACCGTCACACCTCCTTCGCCGTGACCACGTCCGCTTTACTACCGGCCGCCGCCAACACCGGGGCCAGTTCGACGAGGCAGTCATCGCAGTAGTCGTACTCGTCGACAGCGCCGCCCTCCTCACCCTCGTGCACCGAGATGACCACCGTGATGAGCTGGGACGCGTACCGGGTGCTCCAGCCGCAGCGGTCGCATACGGCCTCGGCGAGCACCTCGCGCTCGACCATGACCGACTCATTCTCGTAGCGCTTCATGCCACCTGTCCTCTCTCGCAGCCACACTCACACTCGTCGGGGTGCTCGACCTCGACCTCTGTCTTGCACTCGCCGCACCGCCACGACGGGTCTCCGCTGTTCCGCCGCAGCGCTGCCGTCCCGCAGCTCGGGCACGCCAGCGGCGAGTACTCCGGGCGCCGGCTCACCGCGAGGACGCTGCGGCAGGTGTAGAGCGTGACCGTCAGCTCGCGGGCGAACTCGTCGATCGCCGGATGGTGGTCCAACGCCCATGGGAGACGTCTGGACAACCAGGACACGAGCGCATCGACAGAGGGATCGGGTAGTGCCTCGTCGAGGTAGGACGCCCAGTCCTGCGCCCAACTGTCCAGGATACCCGCGACGGCGACCGCGCCGAGCTGGTCGTGGTCGCTGTCGAGCACCGCGGCCGTCGTCGCCCGCCCGGCCAGGTCCAGCGCCTCGGTGCGCAGTGGCAGTTGACGTTCCCTCGTCCCGCCGACCCGGACGAGCTCGCCGCGGCCGGGTGGTAGCGCGTACGGGAGTAGGGCGTGGAGGTCGCGTAGCTCCCACAGGGCCTGGGCGAGGCGGTTGCGGTCCCGGGTGCACACCGGGGGGTTGTCGGGCTCTACCTGCATGCAGCAGACACACAGGAGCGCACCGGAGGGGCCACGGGGACGGGGATCAGCCATGGTTGGTCTCCCGCCACGCCCGCTGGTGTGCTGTGGCGGCCACTCCCGCATCAGCCTTGCCTGGCAGGTTGAAGCCGTTGACGTCATGGACGTGGCAGCGCCAGCACCAGCCGGCGTTCCTGGTGTAGGCGATTTCGATGTCGCAGGCCTCAGCCACGGCGGCGCCTCGCGATCATCCGGTGACGGTACGAAGAGCGCATCGAGGAGAGGTGCGGGGTCGAAGCGGTCGTCTCCCGACGGAAGCGGCGAGCACGGCCACGGCGGAGCGCGTCGCCCCACGTGACGGTCTCGCGAGCCGAAGGCAGGTACCAGGGGCGCGGGGAGTCAGCCACGGTTGACCTCCGGGCTCGTCAGGTACTGCTCGACCTTCGCCAGCTTCTCGGTGCGCTCTTCGGTTGCCTGTCGGCGGCCTTCCGCGACACCAGCCGCGTACAGGGCGGGGACTGCCGTCTTGATCTGTCGCCAGGTGATGCCTGCCGAAGCGCCCGCGTCGTCGATGCCCTCGCCGGTTTCGAGGGCGTGGCGGCCGTAGCTGTTGATCAGCTTCAAGAGCGCATCGACGGGAGGTGGCACCGGGGCAGGCTCGGCATCGGGCGTGAGGTCAGACACTGGGCATCTCCATCCGGTGAATCTCTGCCCCGGCCGACTGGCCGCAGCGCCACGGCAGTGCACAGTCCTGGTGCCACAGGTGCGGCTCGCGCTCCGTCGGGGGCTCGGAGTCCTCGATACCCAGCAGTCGTCCTACGTGGTGGACGGCGGTGACGTCATCGCCGTCGAAGAAGCCCGAGCCCCAGTCCAGCGAGCCGACCACCATGTCGTAGAGGATCTGGAGCAGCTTCACCTCGACCTCGACGCGGGCGGGTGGTGGTACGGACACCACCTCACCGGCAGGCTCGGTGTCAGCGTCGTACCCGAGGAGCTCGGCCATACCTCGCGGCCATGGGCGCGGCGGGGAGTCGAGGGGAGTGCTCCCCTCGACCGGCTGGCGGTGCTCGATCACGTGGAGCGTGGCCTCGACGGCGGCGAGCACCGTCATCGGGTCGCGGTCGTAGATCCGGGCGTACCGGCGGGCCACGTCGCCGACCGCGATGGCGTCGGTCACCAGCGCGGTCAACTCCTCGTCGCTGCCCTCGGCCTCGACCGGCCACGAACCGGTAGCCACGTGTACGCCACTCCTGTCGCTGATGTGCTTGGCGTACAGCACGCAGCGCTCCCCGGTGCCGGGCTCCAGTGCGGGGCAGCGGTCGTGCATCGGGTCCGTCACGGTGTCTCTCCTATCTCCACACCCAGCGCGGCAGCGATAGCGGTGATGGTCGAACAGGGCCAGTGCGGACCGAAAGGGTCTTCGGGTCTGCACTGCCGGCAGGCGACGTGCTCGTGCCGCGCAGTGCAGGGAGTGAGGCACGGCAGTGGCGCGTGCTCATGGAGAGTGCTCACGCCGCCTCCAGACGTGCCCTGTGAGTGCCCCGATACCTGTCCCGTCCTCCGCTGTCCCGGCATGCCGCACCGACCGCACTGCCGCAGGTAGGGCAGCCGACCGCGAGGGGTCCGGTCTCGGCGGGTGGGCCGATCAGCCCCAAGATCTCGGCGAGGTCGTGAGCACCGTGGCGCACGAGGCCGTCGCGGACCCGCGCCCGGTCGGCTTCGGACGGCGGCTCCCACGGCCCGATCGTCGATACGGAGGCGTTGACGCCCGGCTTCTCGGTGCGCTCTGAGGTCATGTCCGACGTCGGGGTGGACGGTGCTCGGCGCGTGTTCCGGGCGGTCACGTGCCGACCTTCGACTGCGAGGCGGGCGCCTGCCGCTCGGGGTCGGCCGGGTCGCACCAGTAGAACTCGCCGTCCGCGCCGACCGGCCGGTGCTTGGCGCAGCGCACGCAGTACGTCGAGCCGTAGAAGTCCGGGCGGGTCGCGTAGGTCTCCGCGATGCCCCGGCTCATGGTCGTGATGGTGCCGCACGTCTCGTGCCAGTAGGCGGTGCGCAGCGGCCGGACGAAGCCCTTGGAGCGGTCCTCTGCCGTCAGCACCAGGTAGGCGGCGTTCTGCGGCACCGGCTGGTCGTCGGATCCGTGGCCCAGCAGCGGGTCGTTCGGGTCGGTGGTCTCGCTCACGTCTTCCAGCCCTTCATCCACGGCAACGCGCGTTTGTCGATGGTCAGCCCGGTCTCGGATGCGGTGACGCCCGGGAATCGGCGCTCGAAGTCCTTGCACAGCAGGCCGGCCTCACGTTCGAGGGCGTCCTGCCACTCCTCCAAGCCGATGACGCCCTTCTCGACGAGCAGGCCGATCAGGGCGGACGACTCGGCGCGGAGCAGGATCGTCACCTCCCGGTGGTCCCGGACCGCGTCGCCCTCCGGGTCACCCTTCGGCCGGGTGCCGAGCTGCCAGCCGGTGAACAGCGTCCGCCACTTGGTGAGGATGTTCAGGGCGCGCGTCAGGCTCTCGCCGCTCATGTGGTAGCTCCAGAGGAGCTACCCGAGGACTCGACGGGCGTGCCGCTCACGAGCCTGGGCGCGTCCTGCGGTCGGTGATCCTTGATCGTGATGACGTGCGTCCCCGACTTCGGGTAGGCGCTGATCGACGAGCGGTGGCAGGGTGCGAACGGGATCAGCACGTAGTCCCCGGCGGCGAACTCCATGACCCGCTGCTCGCCGGTCTCCAGGTCGTCGACCGTGACGCGGAACTGGCGGCTCATCGGGCGGTCTCGCTCTCCTGGATACCCGCCACGGCCTCGTACGTCAGCGCGAAGATGTCGGGCTTGCACGGGTAGAACTCGCCCTTGACGCCCTTGATGACCCAGTCGCCGAAGTCGGCGCGCATCGTGCCTTCGAGGGTGTAGATCCGCAGGCCGCACACGTTGCCGGCGGGGTCGTAGAGCGGCTTCGAGTTGGCCCACTCCCAGACGTCCCGGCCGTTCTCGACCGTGAGCTGTACGGCCTCGATCTCGACGGGCCGCTTCCGGAACTTTGTGATCATGGCGTGCTCTCCTCGGTGAGTGTTTGGTCGGGCCGGCCAGCAGCGGCAGCGAGAGCCGCTCGTGCTCGTCGGGCGCCTCGTTTGGCGGTCTTGGGGTCGACCCGCTGGACGTTGCGCCAGGTCCGTTCGGGCTTCAGCTCGCAGGTGTGGATCCGGAACGTGAACCGGTCGATGTCGTGCACCGGGACGACGGCGACGGTGCGCTGCTGGTGGAACAGATACACCCAGGTCAACGGGTTCATGCAGGTCGAGCAGCAGGTGCGGCCCTCGGGTGGCTCCTCGATCTCGATCACGCCGTCCTCCTCGGATGGCAGGTCGGACATGGCACCGACCGGTCGAGATCGTCAGCGGCCATGCGGGTATCGCGGTGGCACCGTCCGCACCAGTCAGGGACGGCGGTGAGCGCCCTGCCCTTCCCTCCTTTAGGAGGAGGGGTAGGGGCACTGTGACTCACGCGTGAGTCACGCGTGACATCTGTGTGACTCACGCGTGACGCGCGGGCCCGACGCTGCCGCTCCGCCGCGTCCGCCTTCCTCCTGTCGATCTCCGCCCTGGTGCTGTTCAACGGGAAGTACCGGGTATCGCGGTAGCCGTGCTCCTCGGCCGCCCACAGCCCGACCTCGACCAACCGCCCGATCCACTCAGGTGTGCCATACATGCGCGCCCGTGCCAACGGGATAAACCCGTCGGTCTGCGAGTGCGCGATGTAGCTGCCACAGCGCGAGTAGAGCCCGGCGGCTGCCGTGCCAACTGCGTCGATCTCGGGCCAGCCGTGCCATCCCTCGTCGAGCCAGTACGCCATCAGACGCCCACGTATTCGTCGCAGCCACATCCCGAGCACGGACCGCGTTTACGGCTCCCGGATCCCCACCGCCGCTTGTGAGCCCCCTCATCGCAGCCACAGAGGCACACACCCGTCGGCGGGTTACGTCGGTCCCGGATCTGCCGCCGCTCGGCCATGGTCAGCGAACCCCACACGCCGACCAATTCTGGAATCGCCAGGGCGTACTCTGCGCACGCTCGGACCACCGGGCATCCAACACAGATGGCCTTCGCAACCGTCGCCTTCGCTCCCGACCCGTCCGCGCCGCCGGCCTCGTTCGGGAACCACAGCTCCGGGTTGTGGCCCCTGCACGCGGCACCATCCCAGGACGGGGCGCGGGGCGAGTCCCGCAGCGTCGCCGTCACAGCGGCTCCCTGGAGTGCGCCACCAGTCGGATCGACCTCGGAATGCCGGGCTCCTGCGCCAGTACACCCGCGGCGACCAGCACCCCGATCTGATATTGGGCGGTGCCGTGCGCCCGCAACCCGACCGCCCGCGCCACCTCGCGGAGGGTCGGGCCGTAGCCCTTCAACCGGTGGTGCTCGGCGACGAACTCGACGATCGCCTCGCGGCGCCGGTCGCCCGACACCCACGTCCCGCCCATCAGCTCACCTCCGGGAGGTCGACGTCCTCGACCGGCCGATAGCCGCCATCGTCTGTAAGCACGACCAGCTGGCGCACACCGTCCACGAGCAGCAGCACCGGCACGGCCGCCGGGATCGCGTTCTGCCGCACCAGCCAGCCCCGCGCGTACGCGAGGGTGCGCTGGCTCTCCACGAGGTCGTGGTCGGCCGCCGACAGGACGAGGAGGTTCTCCACACCGTTCGTGTCCCGGCGCTTGCTCCCGCCCGCGCCGCGCGGCCGGCGATGGTGGACGTGCCAGTCCTCACCCCGCACCCCGCGTAGCTCCTCGCCGCTGATCTCTGACCGTCCCTGCGAGCGGGCGACGAGCGCCTCCACGGTCAAGGCGTCGGGGCCGGTCGGTCGGCGGGCCGGGGAGCGATGGTTCCGGATCGTCACGAGACCTCCCAGAGCAGTCCTTGGTCGTTGACCTCGGCCATCCAGCCGAGGAGTCGGGGCAGGTTGCGGTCCGGTCCGAACGCCAGATAGGTGCCGTCGACCGAGTCGCAGCCGATGTGCCGCGCGTACCTCAACCGCTCCTGGGAGTTGACGCGTCCCATGTGGACCCACTTGCCGCGCCGCCTGGCCTCCGCCGCGAGCGTGCGGGCGGCCGGGCCGAGCTTCCAGGCGTCGTCACCGCCGATGAAAAGCGCATCGAAGGAATGCCAGGGCACGTCGAGGTCTTCGAGACCGTTCTGTGCGACGAGCGCCACGGGGAAGCCGAGCGCGCGGATCCGGGGCAGCATCGGCGCCGACCGGGCCAGGGTCGCGGCGGCGTCACAGACGACGTCGGGCGCGACGACGAACCGGCACGACGCGGCGAGGTGCCGGCGCGCCGCGAGCCAGGCGAGGAACGGTTCGTCGCCTGGGTAGCGGCCGGCGAACACCGCGTCGTCGGCGATCCAGTCGCGGCCCACCTCGACCCGGTTGCCGGCCGCCGGCGTGGCGATCTGGCCGAGCAGCCCGCAGTCCATCGCGGCCCTCACCTTCGGCCCGCTCGCCGTGCCGAAGTAGCGCATCGGGTCACCGGGTCCTCCACTGCTCGGTAGGGGCGTCCATCGGACGGGACCTCGCCAGCTGCTCCCGGGTCACGTGCGCGGTCGGTTCCTCGGCCAGCCGCGCCCGCAACCGCAGTGCGTGCGCCATGAACGCGCGGGTCTTGTGCGTCGCCAACTCGGCCTGCACGATCGCCAGATGCCGGTGCGCCTCGGCGAGGGCGTCGCGGAGTCCCTCGATCTGCGCGTCGCGGACGTCGAACTGCGCACCGAGGAAGGTGGCCTGGTCGACCGGCCGGTGGACCCCGGGTGCGGGACGGCGGCGCCAGATCACGTCGGGTCCTTCCGGCCGTAGTGGGCATCGAACTGGTACCGGTAGATGGCGATGAGCCACGGCTTCATCTCGGCGCGCTCCTGACCGTCAGCCGCCGCCAACTCCCGGAGCCGCTCGACGTCGAGGAGTTCACCGCGCAGCACCATGCCCGTGTCGGCGTACGCCTCGTCGACCGGATCGGGGCATGCCGGATCGCGGCGGACAGTCCACGCCAGCATCAGCAGCAGCACCACGGTGCCGGTGGCCCAGACGGCACCGGCGATCGTCCAGAAGGTCACCACCGCTGCCACCACCTGCGGGTCGCGGGGGCGAACGGCTGACGCCAGCACATCAGGTACAGCGGCCGACCGTCGAAGTCGTCGACGGTGACCAGGTACATGCCCTCGTGGTCGGAGACGTCGGCCACCGCCCGGTACAGCAGCAGCGCGCGGCTGATGACGTCGGTCCGGGTGTCGTGCGTGCGGTGCGAGATCTCCTCCAACGCGTTCGCCGCGGGCGGCGTGAGGTAGACGGATACCCTCGTCGATTCGTCGCTCATCGCCGATCCTTTCGGTCGTCGACGTTCCGCTCGACCAGGTAGGCGAGCGCGTACGTCGCGGCCCGGTCGCGGTAGAAGGTCCCGTCAGCAGCAGCGCCGCGCACGATCGCATCCGTCGAAGCGCGCACCTCGCAGTCGACCGCCTTCCGGCCGACCCTCGCGCCCTCGTCGATGTGCTGGTCGATCCGCGTCCGGTACGTCTCCTCCGACGCTTCGGCCCGTGCCAGGCTGATCCGGTGCTCATCGAGAAGATGCGCGACGTAGTCCTCCCGGGCGGTCACGGGGCGCCGACGATCTGCCGGGCCAGCCGTACAGCAGCCGTCCACGCCTCGTGATGCCCGAGATCCCCGGGGACCCTCCTCGGCGCGATGTAAGCGGCGCACACGATCACGAGCCCGGCGATGACGGCGATGTCCGCGAGCCATCCGGCAACAGCCGCCCAGCCGCAGGACGACAGGGCCAGTGCCGCGCCGCCGAACATGGCCCAACCGCGCCAGGGCTCATCCGGTAGCCAATCCTCATGGCCGCTCATGCTGCTGCTCTCCTCTGTCGTACGTGCACTGTGGACGGAGTGACCGGATCGCCGTCGATGAGCACTCGCCACCTGATCGCCGGATCGGGGACGGGCCGGGGCTGGACGAGAGGCGGAATGCTCAGGTCGACGTCGAAGGCGGCGTCGGGCTCCGGGGTCTCGGTGATGGGTAGGACGCTCACCGGACACCCGCCTCGAGGAGCGCGGCCATCGGGATCTCACCGGTGTGCTCCAGCACCAGCCGTCGGTACTCCGGCAGCTGCAGCGAGTCGGCGCCGAACTCCGCGAGCCACGGCGGCCTCTCAGCCCACCCGACGAGGAGCGCCGTCCAACGCTTGTCGTGCTCATGCCGCCAGACGGCCTCGGCCATCTCCGGTGAGTCCTCGACAGCGACGGTCCCGATCGCGCCCTCGACGGGTGCTTGCTCGGCGGCCTCGTGGTGGGCGACGGGCGCCTCCACGCGCGGCGTCTCCTCGGTGCGCTCGTGTTCCTCCGGGTTTGCTACCGGTCGGATCACCTCGACGGGTGCCGGCGGCAGTTCGGCCGGGCGGTGCTGGGCGACGTGCAGCGCGGCCCGGTCCTGCCGGCGCCGGTCCCATGCCGTCAGGGACAAGAGCGCACCGAGGACGAGGCCGGCGGTGAGCACGGCGATCGACACGTCCAGCCACGCGGTTGAGGTGGTGATCACGCTGCCTCCTTGATGAGGTCCGGGTACGCCTTGCCGTCGAAGTCGTCGATGAAGTCCTCGACCCCGGGCAGGACGCCGGTCGACATGAACGTGCCCGTGCCGTCGATCTGGATGGAGCCGAATTCGACTTGCGACTCGATGCCGAGCTCGACGCGGATGTAGTTGGCGAGCGGGCAGTCCCGCTCCTTCATCACGCGGCCCTGGATGCCGCGCGCCTCCAGGGATTCGGCGATCTCCACGCTGCTGCTGCCGAGTTTCCGGAGCGCCTCGTACACCCGCTCGTACGCCTCGTCAGCCACGGCGTTCCGCCTCCTCCGCAGCCCGCAGCAGCGCGGCCTTGACCTCGACGACGGTGCGTCCCATGCGGTCGTTCCACGTGGGCGGATGCTGCCCGAGCCGCGCACGCAGGTCGTCCCAGATCTCGTGGAACCGCTCGTCCTCCTGCTGGTCGGCCCAGTCGATGGCGGGGGTATCGGTCTCGGGTTGGGGCTGGCCGCCGAGTGCGCAGATGACGGCGCCGAGGATGCAGACCTTGCAGCGCTTGGCGTCGACGTACCAGCCCTGATGCCAGCCCCGCTCGTCGAGCACCTCGGCAGCCCGCCGGTACACCTGCGCAAGAGTCAGCTCAGGCATCCCGTTCCTCCTCGATGGGTACTGGTGTGGGCTCTGGGCTACCGGCCAGCGCGAGCCCGAAGAAGAGCGCTGCGAGGAGGACGAGGGCGGCCAGCGTGAGCCCGTTCACGCGACCCTCCCGTACTCGCACGGCAGGCATCCGCAGCACACGTGGCAGTGCGAGCACCAGTCGTCGGGGTCGCTGCACGCGCCGGTGGTGCTGCAATCGCACTCGCCGTCGCACTCCTCCTCGACGCGGGCAACGCCGGCGGCCTCGTACGCGCCAACGTCGATCGGTTCGCTCACCGTCGTCCCCTCTCGATAGCCGCCCGGCCGAAGTCGGTCAGGCGGTAGTACGTCCGCGTCTGGGACCACTCATCTCGGTGCTGCTCTTCGCGCGGGACCGGCTCGATCCAGTCGTGCTGGATGAGCTCCAGAACGCGGGCGTAGACCCGGGAGCCGGACACCTTGTCGAAGATGTCGTTGGCCTCGCCGTAGACGCGGCCCGGCTGCTCGATCGCCTTCAACAGCGCGAGCCTGTGGCGCGTGGGCTTCAGGCCGTTGATCTCGCCTTCGACGCTCACAGCGCACCGACCATGGCCACCGACAACTCGCCCGGGTCGACGGGCTCCGGGTCTACCGCGTAGGTGGCGTTGAGGAACGCCTCGACGTCGGCCAGTTCCATCACGAGGTGCAGAGGCAGGTCGAGCGCGAGGTCCATGACGACGAGGTCGTCGACGACGTGCGCCGCGAACGTCATCGACGACTGGCGCACCGGGAAGACCAGGGACTCGGCGAGCACGGTCCGGCTGACCGTCCACACCTGATGCTTGGCGACGGTGATGCAGACCTCGTGCCCGCAGTAGACGAGGGACATCGGTACGCCGGCTTGGGAGCCGACCTGGCACTCGAAGTGGTGCGAGACCGGCGGGACTGCGCTGCTGATGGACTCGGACATGGCGACGCTCCTCAGATGTGGCAGTCGACGACGACGAGCCAGGTGTCCGGGTGCAACTCCTGGAGGTACTTGCTGACCGCGATCTGGTAGCCCTCACGCTCTCCCGGGCCGTCCGAGGACATCCCGAACCAGCCCATCCGGCCGGGCGCGATCCATTCCCCGCCGAGCGTCACCGTGGCGTACGCGGGCACTGCGGCGGCGACGCGTAGGCGGACGATCTCCTCACGCGGCGACAGGAAGGCGTCGATGACGCACCGGCCCCAGCTGACGAGCCCGTCGTGGTTGCGCTCCATGCGGTCGTGCGCCGCGACGATCGGCTGCACGCGGTACTCCTGGCGCGCCTGGTCGATCGTGTAGCCCTCAACGACATCGACCAGGCCGATGAAGTGGGACCAGGGCTTGGCGCTCGCGCCGTACTCCGCGACGAGCTTCTCCCACTGGTCGTAGTCGGCGTTCGCCTTGGTCGCCGCCTCCTCGCGCATCGCGGCGAGGTCCAGCGAGCGCATCCGGCCGCCGTCGCAGCGTCCTCGACCGAGGCCCTGAGGTCCGTCCCAGTGCCGCTCCGGTAGAAGGATGAACTCCTCCATCCCGTCGGCGATGAAGTAGCCGCTCCACCGGCCGCCGACGCGCCAGTAGTCCCACTTGGACTCGGGGTTGTACGTCGACATGGTGTACGCCCGGTCGGTCTCCGCCTCATAGAACAGGCCGTCGTCCGAGTCGTCGACCTCGTCGCCCGTGGCTACCGCGTTCTTCGGGTGCCACTTCGCGTTGTACTGCTCGACGACCGCCTTCCAGGTGGCCGGCTCGCCGATCGCGGCGGCCCAGCGCGCGTCCTCCTCGTACTCGGAGCGCTTTTCCTCGACCGTCAGCGGCGGCTTGCCGTAGCTGTGGGACTCCAGGTCGCGCTCGTCGACCCCGGTGCCGTCCTTCAGGTGCGCAGCGCCGCGTCGGACCGAGCTGACCCACCAGTACTCCTCGGCGAAGCCGCCCTCGTATCGGCGGTAGGGCTCGACGCTCATGTTCTCGTCGAACGGTGCGAGCACCTTCTCCAGCGCGCTCTCGATGTCCGCCTGCTCGGTCTCTCGCGGCAGGCACACCATGACGCCGTAGTGGCTCATCGGTTACGATCTCCTTCGTCTGAGCGGCTTCGCGGTCCACGGGAAATGGTTGAGCGGGGCCGTCTTTTGCTGTCTTGGTGACCGGGTCGGCCGGCAGGCTGGTACGTCAGGTGAGGCCAGTCCGCCCTCCGTGTCCGCGCCAGCCGACCCGGGGCTCTACGGGGTGACGTTCGGGTCGACGACCCCGGGCGTGGCGGCAACGGTGTGGACGGTTTCGGCGGACGTGGCGCCGCGCGAGAAGCCGCCGGACGCCATGGCCAGCCCGGAGTACGTGGACCGGGTGCCGACGCTGCTCTGGTTGGTGGCGATCGTCTGCGCGCCGAGGCCGTAGGAAGAGCCGGTCGCGAACGCGTCCGGGCCGGCGCCGAGGAAGACGAAGCCCCACCGGTCCGACGCGTCCCGCTCAGCGATCATCTTGCGGACCTGGTCGGTGGTGAACTCGACGCTGGAGTTCTCGTACCCGTCGGTCTGGATGACGACCAGCACCCGCTCGTGCTTACGGACCTTGCCGTGCTTGGCCGCGAACTCGCCGAGGGTCTTCCCGATCGCGTCGTTGAGTGCCGTACCGCCGCGCGGCCGATAGTTCGACGAGTCCAGTTGCGGGACGTCGGCGAGCGCCACGTCGACGGCGAGGGACTCGAACGCCGTGTCGAAGACCGTGACGGTCAGCCGGTACGCGATGTCGCTGTCGGCCTTCAGGCCGTCGAGGTAGGCGTTGAAGCCGCCGCGCACGTCGTCGACAAGGTGCTGCATCGAGCCGGACATATCGATGATGCACAGGACGTGGGTGACCGGGGTCTTCTCTTCGGTGCCGGGCACGGTGGCCCTCCTCTGACTGTCGAATGTGGATGGACCACCCGGACCGCCGCTGCACAACCTGAGGGCCTCGACGAGGCGTCTCTGGAACCGGCAGCCCGGGAGCTACGGGGTGTGGAGCATCTCGCCGAAGCGGGCACGGCCGAGCTTCCCGACGTACGCCGCGATCGCGTCGACGTGGCTGTGCAGGGTTTCCATGTCCTCGCCGAGTAGGAGCGGTCCGATCGCGTCGAGGTCGGCGTTGTCGAGGAAGTGGACGAGGACACCGAACGCGTTCATCAGCTCGTCTGGGTCGCTGGAGGACGGCAGGGAGGCATCGCCGCCGCCCTCCAGCTCTACCGGCTCACGGGCATCGGCGTAGCCAGCGGCTGGGCCGCTGAGTACCGAGACCGGAGCCTCATCACCACCAGGGAACACCCCTGAAACCTGGTGGTGGTCGATCCCCGGCAGGACCGTCGTAGCGACCGGATGGTCCGGCCCCACCGGGGTGTCGGTCTCCGACCGGCCGCCCTCACGACCGGTCGGAGAGTCTTGCCCCGGCTGCTGCGACTGCTCGGGCATGGGGTGGCCTTCGCCGTCCGGGAGGGACGTCGTGGCAGCAGCCGGGGTGTCTGTGGTGGTCCAGCGACGGTTCCAGCGGTCGATCCACTCGGAGCCGTCCTCAGTGAGCAGCCACGCCTCGCACGTCGGGCACGTCGAGGTCGTCACCGCCTCGACAGCACCGACCGCGTAGCAGTCCGGGGCGCCGCGCGGCCGGAACATCGACGCGAGGTGAACCTCGTCCTCGTCGCGCTCTTCGGGGTTGGCGATGTGCGCGTCCAGCAGCGCCCGCGCTTCGCCGATCGTGTCGAACCCGTCGAACATCACGCCACACGTGCAGGAGGCGCCGCAGTCGCCGTTCGGGCCCGCCCAGCCGTTCTCCTGTTCGTGGGTGACCCCGACCGGCGGCGGCGAGGCTGCGTCGTCGCCGGTCGGGGCTGGAGGGTCATCAGCGTGAAACGGGATTGAAACCGCCTCGCCTCCATCTGCCTCTGGGTGTGTCAGACCCTCAGCAGCCGTTTGGATGCCGGCCGACACCGCCGCCTGATCGGTGTCGGCCGGCTCACCGAGGGCTAGGGAAGCGTCCTCGGTGTTCGCCGCGGTGACGGCCGCGGACGTCTTGGTGCACAGGCGGCATTCGCCCCACGACCCGTCGAGCAGCGCCTCAGCGATGTGCTCCTGACGGCGGTCGCAGTTCGGGCAGCGCAGGTAGCCGCCGTTCTTCTCGGCGAGCTCGTTGCCGCAGATCCCGCAATAGTCGAGGTCGCGCGGTACGGGGCAGAGGATCACCGAGGTCTGAGGCGCGTCGTACGCCACGCCGGCACCGACACTGGCCCCCGCGTCGGGGGACGCCGCGCGATCGGCGTCCCCCGACGGCCCCGTCTGACCTGACAACTCGCCGTTGTCCACCTTCGCGGGGCGGTCGCTGGCGGTTGTCGGGTCTGTCGGGGAGTTCTTGGAGGCGACGTCGGTGATCGCCTTCCGCATGCCGGCGACGACCGCAGGCTTGGGCCTGACGATGTCGCCGTCGATGATCTTCTTGTCCGGGTACAACTCGTCGCGGGCGTCGGCCAGCGCCGCCGCGGTGAGCCGCTCGCCGCGCTTCTCGGCCGCGGCGAGGACGGCGAGCATGGCGGCGCGGTCCTTGCCGAGCGGGACGAGTTGGCGGGCCTGGGCCTCGTTCTTGATCTTCGAGCCTGGCTCTTCGAGTGTCGCCATTGGCGACAAGATCGAAATCACCCGAGCCGCATCTACCAGGCGATACGCGTAGGAGCGAGTCATGTCGAACTCGCGTTCCACGAACTCCTCGAAGGACCTGTACCCGTCCTCCTCGAAGAGCCCCTCCTTGCGGATCAGGCCCAGCGCGGTACCGATCTCCACGAAGTCCCGCTGCCGGCGATCGACCACGCCCTTGTAGTCGTCGAGCTGCTGGCGCCGGGTCTTGACCGGCGCGATGGCGCCGGGCCGGCGCGCATCGGACTGCGCAGCGGCCGGGCGGGCGTCGCGCATCGCCCGCAGTTCGGCGCTCGACTTCGTCTTGACGCTGTCGCCCTTCATGCCGCGCTCCGTTCGGGCTGCCGCGTGCCGGCAACGCCGTTGGTGCGCAGCGGCACCGCGTACCGCTCGGGGACGACGTAGTAGACGGGACGCGACCGGGGCGGGCTCATCCGCTCGATCAGGCCGAGGGTGAGCATCGACGCGATGGCGTGGCGGGCGCCGTACCAGTTGGTGGCCTTGGCGAGGCTCGGCTCCGAGAACGGCCGACCGGCGGTCGCCTCGATGTGCTCGCAGGCTTCTTCAAGCTCGGCGGCCAGGCGGCGCTGTGCCGTCGGGAACAAGTCGATGAGGGCGTTCATGCTGCGCTCGCTGGGGTCTCGCCGCGCTCGGCGGCCACCAGGTCCTCGGCGAACCACAGGCGCAGCGACTCGTCGGAGAAGGCGACCTCGTGGTTGGTGCGCTCACGCAGCTTGCGGGCGATGTAGGGAAAGGAGCGTTCGTCGGCGCGCATCCGCTCGACGAGCGGAGCGAGCGGCTCCCCGAGCTTCGTTTCGAGGAGGAGGTACGTCGGCGTTTGCTTCACGACCAATATGTTGGTCTCTCACCAACTCTTACGTCAAGCCCCCAGAACATCAGCCTTTCAGGTAGAACTCGGGGAGGTTGACACTATTGGGCGGTTGCCATGAAAGTTGGTGATACGCCAAACTGTGGGCATGACCGCGACTCCTGGAGAGCCCGAGACCACGGCTCCCACACCACGCCAGGGCCGAATTCCGGCCGACACGTTGAGCAATCGGCTCGTGCTCGCGCGCAGGCTCGCCGGCATGACGATCGACCAGGCCGCCGAGGCCGCCGGCGTGAAGCCGTCGAGCTGGGCGAACTGGGAGGCGGGCCGGCGACCCCAGCGCGAGACGGACGTCATCGGCGCGATCGCCGACGCGCTCGACATCGACTTCAACTGGCTGCTGTTCGGCGGCCAACTCCTGTCGGCGAGGGGTCGGCCCACCAACAGGCCAAACCCGGTTACCGGATGGTATCCAAATCTGACCGATCAGTCACGGGTTGATAGCGCTAGGTCAAGCAACCACCGGCCGAAAGGTAGGACTGATCCACGAGGTCCCTCCAACACCCCCCGTCGCGCGGCCCTGGTCAGGTAGGGCCGACATGCCGAAGCGAAATGCGCAGCGTGAGGCCAGTGTTGCTGAAATGACGGCATTGATCGATAGGTATCTGGCTCACATCAAACCCGCGTCCGCCGAGACCACCGTGACGGACCGCGGCGAACTCCTCCACCGCGTCGACGACGCCCTGCCGATGGGTCTCGCGAAGGCCACGACCGAAGAACTCGAGGACTGGCTCTGCGGGCCGGCGCCGACCGAGGACAACCCACAGCCGTGGTCGCGGGAGACCCGGAAGAACTACTACAACCACCTCGTCGGGTTCTTCCGCTGGGCGAGCGGGCCGGACGGCCGCCTCGACTACGACCCGACGGCCGGGATGATCCGGCCCCGCGCGCCGCAGGGCATTCCGAAGCCCGCCACCTTCGAGGAGGTCTGCCGGGCCCTGGAAGAACTCCTCAACCCGTGGAAGCTTTACGTGGCCCTGGCCGCGTACGCCGGCGCGCGCTGCTGCGAGATCGCAGCCCTTCAACGGAAGGACGTGTCGGCCCGGACGATCCGGCTCACCGGGAAGGGCGACAAGGTCCGCGTCCTGAAGACCCACCGCAGGATCTGGGAACTCGTCGAGCCGCTCCCACCGGGTCCGGTCGCGCGGCGGATCTACAAGGGCGGCCCGGTCACCGCGGCGTACGTGTCCAACGGCGTCCGGTGGGCGCTCGGTGAGATCGGACTCGACCTGTCCGCGCACGCGTTCCGGCACTGGTTCGGCACGACGGCGTTGAAGCCGAAGGAGTTCGGCGGGGGAGGGGCCAGCCTGCGCACCGTGCAGGAGCTACTCGGCCACGCCTCACCGTCCACGACCGCGATTTACACCCTCGTGTCGCCCGAAGAGCGCGCCGACGCAATCGACGCGCTCCCTGGTTCGGGCCCGGCCGCCTGGTAGCGAGTCAGACCTCCACGCAGTATCGACCGCCCCGGCAGCACTGGCCACCGGGGCGGTCGATTCATTCACTCATTCACTCAGGTTGCGGCGCACCTCGCGGGTCGTCTCGCCGAGGATCTGGGCGATCTCCACGACCGACTTCCCGCGCTCCCGCAGCTGCACGAACAGGCTCTTCGCGTGGGTGTACGGCTTGACGACGTGCGGGTGAGGGTGGACCGCCTCGACCGTTCCGCCGGCGGCGGTGGTCTCGCCCGCGAGCGCCCGGCCGCCGAACCCGACGACGACGACCTGGGCGGCGCCGCGGGCGACCATCGTCACGGCGTCGGCGGAGTTCCCGCCCGCCCAGACGATCGCGGCGAGCCGGTACCCGCGCTCCCAGATGTAGGTCATGCAACCGGTGATCTGTTTGATCGGCGGGACGGGTCCGAACTGTACGACGACGACGGCGTGCATCGGGGCGCCTTCCTTGGGATGGCCGCGCGCCGAGGTCCGGGGCTGTCGCGAGGTGTCATCGGACGTTAACGATCTGTAAAGACTCGTTACTATCCCCCGTTTGGGTGACGGTGTTTACACCGGAGGGTGATCGTGGACGAACCACCCGATACCGCGGTGGCTCTCGACGAAGCCGCGTAGCTCCAGCTCTTCCATGGCGGCGATGACCGGCTGGGCGGAGCAGTGGTAGGCGGTGGCAAGCTCCCGCTGGGACGGCAGGCGGTGGCCCGGCGGCCATGTCCCATCGGTGATCTTCTGGGTGATGTCGGCGACGATCGTCGCCCGAAAAGACGGACGTGGCATCGTGAAACTCCCTGGTCGGCTCGACCAAGATCCCACGTGTCCACCTCCGGACTCAAGATGCTGAGCATGCTCACCACTCACGGGGCTTGCGGTTAGCATGCTAAGCATTCTAACCTCGATCGAGGTGGTACCCAACCCTGGTCGGCAAAATCGGGGCTGGTTTCCCCCACCGAAGCCGGGCGGGGCGCCCTGCGCTGGTCCAGCAAACCGCGTGAGCGGTGGTCGGGCCGCCGCCCCGCCCGGCGCTCCCGGACCGAGCGCGGTCCGGTCCGCGGATGCCGACAAGTGCCCGGCGGCCGCGGGGTTGGACCGGACCGCGCTCACCCAGACGTTGGAGGCGACGATGGACGAGCATCGACCGGTACGACGGCACTGGTGGAGCAAGTACTACCGGTGCGCGTGCGGCCTCTGGCTGGACCGGTGCACCACCTACTGGGCCCAGATGGCGAGGGGCCGGTGACCGCGCGGCACGATCCGCTGCGGCCGTCGTGGGCCTGCGACACCTGCGGACTGGAGTGGCCGTGCGCCGACGCCCGCGAGCGGATGATGACGACCTGGGCGAGCGTGCCGCGGGGCCTGGCGATGGCAGCGTCGTGGGCGCAGGCGATCGAGGACCTCGGCGACACGAAGGGCCTGTACCTGCGGTTTCTGGGCTGGGTTGGTGGACGGTGAGCCCGCAGCGGGCGCTGGAGCGGGTGTCGACGGAGGCCGCGATCCTGTCGGCGACGTTGGACGCGATCAGCGCGGTCGTGGGCAGGACGGATCTGGACCGGGAGCAGATGGCGGCCGTGGTGCGGCGGCTGGTCGCGACCGCGCGCAGGCGCGTCGCTCGATAGGACATGGAGAGGGTGGACGTGAAGCAACAACTGGCAGGTCTGACCGTGCTGGCTGCGGTGCTGGTGCTCGGGACGGCAGCGTGGGGTGCACCCGAGGACCACACCGACCCGGGGGCCCGGGTGTGCGGGTACGTCAACGCGGGAGTGGTCCCGGACGACCCGGCAGGTGTCGGACGGATGGCCGCGGACTCGGCGGTGCCGGAGATCGCAGAGGCGGGGATGCGGCTGCGGGATGCCACGACTGCGGAGGGGCGCGCGGCGGCGGCCGGCCAGCTGGCGCGGGTGTGTTTGACGGTCTGACCTGACGCAGAGTGTTGCCCGTTTCGTTCTTTGATCAAGTCGATTCGTCCGTTATCCGTGCCAATCTTATTGATCAAGGGCGATGCGTCCGGTTTGGGCTCACCCGTTCGGTCGGGATCGGACGGCGTGGGGTCGGTCGCAGATCCTCCTGTCCGGTTCGGGCGCATTGAAGATCGCTAACTCTCTGAACAAGTTACCGACGGGTTCATATCCAACCCGGACACTACGGGCGCGGCCGGCCGGCCGGAGCCGGACGTCAAGGCCTACAGGTCAAGCAACAGCAGGTCAGAGGGCATGGCGTACGCGAGCGCTCGCGTACTACCTTGGGGGCATGACGCAGACCGAGCAGCTCATGGCCGACCTGACCGCCACCGCCGAAGCCGGCTACTACCTCGACAACACCGAGGGCGGGTACTTCGACTGGTCGACCGGCGACGGCGACGGCACGTACCGCATGGAGGCCGGCACCGACACCGACGCCGTGCAGATCGACATGACCCGCGACCAGCTGCTGGCCCTGCAGCAGCGCCTCACCGCCTGGCTCCTGGCGACGAAGTGATCGAGATCCGCGTCGACGGCCGCCTGGCTCTCACCACCGAGCAGGCGGTGGCCGCCTCCGACCGCTGGCCGTCCACCGGCGCCCTCCGCGCCTGGATCGCCCGGAACCACGTCCAGCCCGCCGAACGCCTGAACGCCCGCACACCCCTGTGGTACCCGGAAGACCTAGGCATCGAGGAGCAGTCATGACGCGCACCGTCCAGCAGATCGAGCACGACCTGGAGAGCCTGCTCGCGGCCGGCGAGCCGTCGACCGAGGGCGGGATACTCGCCTCTTACCGGCAGGCTCTCGCCAACGCCCAGCGCGAGGGCCGGCTGTGGGCCGAGTTGTACTCCGTCCTGCCGCACGGCACACCGGAGTGGGCACAGTTGGCTGTCATGCAGGCGTTGGAGCGGGCCGACGACAAGCGCCGCCAGGCACGCGGACGGATCCGGGAGGAGGAGCGCCTGACCGCCGTCACGGGGGTGTGACGTGCGCCGGGCACACGGAAGCGCCCCCCGGCCCGGCCGTGAAGCCGAGTCGGGGGGCGCTGTCGTCTGGCGGGTCACAGGGCGGGCGGGGCGACCGTCGAGACGCTGGCCTGCCAGCCCTAGCGGGGCCGCTGCTCCAGCTCGGTGAGGCGCCGCTCGATCCGGTTGACGACGTCGCGCATGCTGCCGCCGCCGTTGGGTTTGACCTCGGTCTCGATGGCGGCGATCCGCTCAACCAGCGACGGCCGGGCAGCGACCCCGGGCCGGGCCGGCTCACCGGCCATGTCGTCGATGAAGTGGCCGATCTTGCGCCAGCCTCGCCAGGCCTTGGACATGATCCAGCCTCCAGCGGTCAGGCCCGCGCCGATGCCCGCGAGCCATCCGGCGTACAGCAGCACCTGGTTCAACGTGTACCCCGTGTGGCTCGGCGGAATCGGGTCTGGGAGTCCGCGGTGAGGTTGTGTTACGCGCCTGCGGTGTGGATCGACGCCCCGTCGAGCCGGGCCTTGACCGCCGCGTCCGCGACCGCCCGGAACTCCTCCAGGGTCGGGACGAGCCCGGCGAGGGCTGCGGCGACCTCGGTGATCTGCTCCGGCGACAACACGATCGGCGCCGGGGTACCCACCGCGACCTTGACCGCGGCGACGTCCGCGGCGATGCCCTTGATGAACTTGGTGATCGGGACCTGGAACTGCGTCGCGCCGCCGCCCGGCAACTGCACCTGGTCGTAGAGGTTGTAGACGGCGTCCAGTTTGGTGTGCTCTTCCGGTGTCACATCAACCTCCGAGGATGGGGCGGCCTGCCCGGTGATGGCCTGCTGGGCGAGGGCGACGATCCGGTCCAGGGCCTGCTGCCGGTGGCCTTCGGTGTCCCGGTAGAACTCGATGTGGGTGTGGATGTCGACGGTGTCCCCGGACGACTCTGTCCGCCACCCGGTCTCCCGGTCGATCCGCCACCGCGTCGTACCGTTCGGGCTGTAGTTGATGGCCCGGACCGCGGCCAGGGCCGGATCGTTCGCGCGCAGCGTGTTGGCGAGGAGGTTGTTCCACTGCAGCCACGTCGTACGGCCCTGCCGCCAGCCGGCACCGATGTCCGTCGCGCTGGCCGACAGCGTGCACCCGTTGCGGTCCCTGGCCAGCCGGACCGAGTAGTCCCCGGCCCACAGACCGTTCGCCTGCAGGGTGTCCTTGCCCTCGTGGTAGCCGCCGCTCTTCTGGTGGGCGCCGTTCCCGACGATCCCGATGTCCACAGGGGATAGACCGGTGAGCGACTCCAGTTCCGAGCGGAGGCCTAGCAGATCGGCCGGGGCGTTCGTCACGACACTCTCCTCAGGCGATCCGGCGGGCGACCATGAAACTGCCGGCCTTGACGACGACGCCGGTGGCGTTGACCGCGCTGGGCCCCCAGCGGTATACGAACGACCCGGCGTTCGTCGCGACGACCAGACGGCCGTCGATGTCGCAGACGACACTGACCGCGTTCGTCCCGCCGATCGTCTTGACGTCGGTCAGCCCGCGCTGCTGGACGCTGATCGAACCGATGTCCGACGCCGTCACCGACGTGGCCAGGCCGTACGCGACCCACTCGAACGTCGCCCCGGCCGGCGCCGTGAAACCGTTGATGAGCTGCGCGACGGTCCCCTGCTGGTAGACGATGTGCAGCCGGATGTCGTATTCGGCGTTCGCAACCACCGGGATGGACAGGTCCGGGTCGGCGGCGATCGTCGTCGTGGAGACCACGATCGTGTCGGACGGTTTGTACGCCCGCACCGGCAGCAGCGCCGCGATCTGCGCCGCGGTCCACCGGGCGCCCGCGTTCGGGGTCGGCATCGTCATGACAGGCTCCTCACAGGGCGATCACGCCCGGCTGCCACAGCGACACCTGGGCACCGCTGGAATGGGCGATCGCGGTCCCGTTGACGCCGCGGACGACCGTGAACGACTGTGGGCTCGACGAGCCAGTGACGGCGGTGACGGTGATCCGTTCCCCGTCGACCTCGACGTCGAACGGGACATCCCCGCCCGCCGTCGTCCACAGGGGACTCCCGGCGACGGTGGCGACGGACAGGGTCGTCGCCGAGGCGGTGACACCCACACTGAGGGTCGAGTCGTCGGTGTCCTGCCGGGACGCGTTCCCGGCGGCCTCGAGTTCGAACACCTGCCACGGCAGGGCCGACGTGAGATTCAGGGTGACCATCCATGAGCCCTCACCGGGGTCGATGGTCTCCGTCCAGCCCTCGATCTGCAGGTCCAGGAGCGGGACGCCGAGCTCCGGCGGCGGGTTGAGGATCTGGATCCGGGAGCCGGTCCAGCACCGTTTCCACGCCGTCAGCAACTCCGGATTGGCGGCGAAGTTGATGGTGAGCTGACCGACGCGGATGTCGTCGACGGTGCCCAGGTTGACCCGCCACCCGGCCTGGTACAGCAGGTCCGAGTCGAGTTGCAGGTTGAGGGTGATCCCCTCGTCGTACAACTGGAATTTGGCGATGTGCGCGGGGTTCGACGCGACCGCCCGTGACCCGTTCGGCCGGGACACGACCACGTAGTTACGGGACGTCTGGTCGTCGTCGGTGGGCTTCAGGTCGTACAACTGCTTCAGACTGTGGTTCAGCGTCAGATCAACGGGCCGGTTGTATCTCTCGTACCGGGCGAGGTAGAAGGCGCCGAAACCACGCTCGTAGAGGATCCCACCGTCGACCGTGGCGGCGTCCTGGATCAAACCCAGGGTGTTGAGCATCGGCTGCGGGCCTAGCGTCGACACCTTGCCGGTGGTGTCGTCCGCGACGGACACCGGGATCTGCGCGTCGGCGCAGACACCGGCGATCCGGTTGGTGGCGGTGTTCCCGATCCAGCCGCCGAACGCGCCGCTGAACTGCCCCCCGTTGATGTCGCTGTAGACGGCGGTCTCGCCGATCGACCCGGTGAAACCGTTGGCGGAGTTACCGGTCGTCATCTGCTGCGGCCAGCCGACGGACTGGGTGGTCAGGGTGCCGGTGAACGGAGCGAAAAACGTGTTCGCGAGGATGTCGAAGCCCTGCAGCGAGTAGCTGATGTCCGAGCCGGACTGCTGCGCGTTGATGACCACGTACATCGGTTTGCCGTAGAACTGGGACCAGCTGACCGCGACGGACCCGAGGCTGCCGGTGCTGTCGGTCCCGCGCAGCGTCATCCCGTTACCGGTGTCGATCACCAGGGACCAGCGGATCCCCGACGTCGTGGACCAGGCCAGGAGCTGCGAGTTGACCGACGGCGTGGTGTCGACCTTGATGATGGCCCGGATGGCCCACTGGGTCGCGCCGACCACGAGCGGCACCGGGCCGGTGGAGTAGCCGACCGCACCGTAGGTCGGTAGCGACCCGCAGCCGAGCGCACCGGCATAGGAGGCGAGACTCAACCCGCTGTACGACATCGGTGTACCGCCGACCTGGGAGGCGAGCGACACGCTCCCGGCCGGGTCCTCCATCGGCCAGAACTCGACCGGATGCGGCCGGAACCGGGACGTCATCGCCCGGATCGCCGCCGACAGCGGCGGCCCGGTGCCCTGCTGCATCTGCCGGAAAACCCCGGACGCCGAGATCGACACGGTGGAGTCCCGGGCGGTCGGGTCCCACGACACGGGCAACTCGTCGATGCGGCCCTCGAACCGGACCGGAAGTTGCTCGGCAAGGTAGTTGTCGACGGTGAACTGCACCGGGAACGTGTTGGTGTTGCCGGCCGCGACCCCGTTGCGGATCCCGACCGCGATCCCGGCCTGGTCCAGCGGTGTCGGGTCGACGACCTGGGCGGTGAAACCTGCCGGTTTCGCCGTTCCCTGCCAGACCCGCATCCGGATCGTCGACCCGTACGTTTCAGCCTCGATCTTCAGCGGTATCCCGGCGGAGTGGGTGATCCCGGCGACGGCAACCGGGCCGAGCAGGGTCACCGACCCACCTGCGGTCGAGTTCCGGAAGATCACGATCTGGACGACGGACGCGGTCGTGACCTGGACCCGGCACAGGTAGAAGTTCAACGGGTCCAGGCGGCGCAGCATGATGTTGCCGGGCTCCAGGTTGCCGCCCAACGGCACCGGGCACGACACCTGCAGCGACACCCGCTCATCGGCGGCGATCTGTCGCAGCGGCAACGTGCTCTGCCGGAACGCGGACGCCTGCGGCACCGAATGGATC